AGAGTAGATTTCAGGGAGACGTTGGAGAAAAGTATAGGGGACTGATGCAGATAAGTACAAGTGGGGAAGTGATAGAATTTTTGGGCGTGAATAAAGATGAGCTGTATAATGAAAAAACTAATATTAGATGTGGAGTAAAAATGTTGAAATATTATTTGGAGAAGAATGAAGGGAATATAGAAAGAGCATTATGTATGTACGGGTGCGGAGAGGGAAATAGTAAAAAGAGAAAAACACATTGTAGACCAAGCCAAGAGATTTATATTCTGTATACAAAGTATAAGAATTTATTTGAGCAAGAAGAGATAAATAATTTTATACTGAAAGAGCTTAATGATAGAAAATCTGAGCTGAATAATCTTATTATTCTTAGTGAAAGCGCGAACGCTAAGATAAGAAACTATTATGAAGTCAGAATTGAGAATGTTGAAAACGAAATCTTGGAATTGGAAAAAATGTTAGGATAAGGTGTTGACAAATATTTATTATGGTGATATAATACTTATAGAAACGAAGAAAAGGAGGCCAGAGTATGCATACGTTTTTTATGTGTATTGTTGCATTGGTCGTAATGAAGGCTATCTTTAAGTAAGGAGTTTTTATGATAGTTCTCGGAATTATACTTTTCGGAATTGTTCTTTTGTACTGTTTCACTGATGAACATGATGATTGGAGGTACTGAACATGATTAGTAAGAAAGCTTTTGTAAAAGCTATGAAAGAAATCACAAAACATGATGATTTTGAAACAGCCATTAATAAGGTGTTCCGTGATTACAATGATGATTCGTCTATTATGAGTAGTGGTCTTGAGGGCGCACTCATGTATGTCATTCAGGAGCAGTTTAATGACCTAGATGACGACTGGCTTGGATATATTTGTTATGAGCGTAATTATCTTCGTGATTATAAGCTTGGCGATATTCAGTTTGCAGATGGCTCTAGTCCAGAGCTGAATGACTGGGAAGACGTATACGATTTCCTTGTTCGTTGCATGAACGAGAAGAAGACCCGGAAAGAGTAAGGTGAGTGCTTATGGGTTTGAAGATGCTGTTTGACGTTGAAAAACCCAAGCGTCTACCTAGACAAGAGGTCATTGATAGGTTGTACAAGGAGTTTACTGTATATCAAATTAATGATATGATTAACTCTAAAAATAAACCAGAAACAGATTATCGGAAGTTATGTAGAAACATTGTGTCATATTATGACGCTCATGGGTATGTTTCTGAGAAGCAGAAGTTATGTTTATGTAGATATACAGCATATAACTTTTTAGAGCCAGAAAATTTATCAAAAATAATTCCAAATAACTCTTGACAAACGATTTTTTCTGAGTATAATATTATATAGAAACCAATCCCGACTGGTTTATGAAAAACGACTTTTATTTACAAAAAAACTAAGGAGAAGCAAAATGATTACGAAGATTTTTAACACGACTACGGTTGCTGATGGTTCTACTGAACGTCTGATTGTCCATACCAAGATTGGAGAATTTGAAGTTCCGGGTAAGCGCATTACTTGTCACGTTCGTCCTCGTGATAATGACGAGTATGATGCAGAATTTGGTAAGGCTCTTGCAAAGAAGAAGTTTGATATTCTTTCCACTGATGACCGTATCGGTCAGCACATGACTATGGCAAAGAATCTTCGTGCAATCGCCAAGAACCTGATGGATATTGCCGACAAGGAAGAGCGCATCGCAGATGATATGTGTGGCAAGATTGAAGATATGAAGTGTGCTTACGACTATTTTGTTGAAAAGCATTTTAATAATAACTAACAAAGGAGAATAAAAATGGAAGAGAAGCATATTAACATGATTGAACCTGTAAAAGGTAAGGCAAAACATAAGTCCGAAAAGATGCTGTACTATACCTGTGTTGACTGTGGTGGCGTATTCCCTATAAAGGAAGTACAGATGGCGGAATGGTTTAAGACTTATGACACGTTCCCTTGTCATTGCGCTAATTGTAAGAAGCGTCGTGAGAATTTTGTTAAGAGCAATAATAACTAATTTAACAAGGAGAATTATATAATGGGATTCAACTTTAAGGTTCAAAAGGCTGTTCGTGAGAAGATTGCTGTTAAGATTGCTCTGATGGGGCCTAGTGGCTCTGGCAAGAGTTACAGCGCACTACGTCTTGCAACTGGTATGCGTGAAGAAATGAAGAAGACTGGTACTGATGTCGGTACTAACGGACGTATCCTATTCGCAAATACAGAGGGTTCTCGTGGTCGTTATTATGCTAATGAATTTGATTATGACATTGTTGATTTGGTTCCTCCTTATGCACCAGAACAATTTACTGAGCTAATTAACTATGCGGTTGAAGAAAAGTACGCTATTCTTATTATTGATAGCACTTCTGCCGAATGGGAAGGTAAGGGAGGCTGTCTTGAGCTACAGCAACAGGCTGGCGGTCGTTATCAAGACTGGAAGCTAATTACCCCTCGCCATGATAAGTTTATTGACACTATGCAGTATAGTCCTATTCATATTATTGCCACTATGAAGGGCAAAGACCAGTATGAAGTTGATAAGGACGAGCGTGGTCGTACTGCTGTTAAGAAGCTGGGTGTCGGTGCAAAACAGCGTGACGGTTTCGAGTATTACTTCACTACTACTTTCAACATTGATGTAACTTCTCACATGGCTAAGTGTGAAAAGGATAACACTCATATCTTTGAAAATGAGGGTTATACTATTCTGTCTGAGGACTTTGGCAAGAAGATTATCAAGTGGGCTAATAGTTCTGATGTGGAAGCTACTTCTGCAAGGACATTTGCTCAGGCTCCTGATTATGACGGCTCTGGTTCTGTTAGTGAAACTTCCGAGCTAACTGATACTATTAATAAGATTGGTAGTCTTGCACAGGCTCTAGTTGGCGCTGATAAGTTATCTAAGACCGACCTTGTAGGTATTATCAAGAAGTACCATACTAGTGCCAACTATAATTCTATTACTGATATTGGTGTGGCTAAGAATATTCTGGCCGAGCTGGAAGCTAAGAACAACTAATAATAATACTTGACTTTTAGTCGAGTTTGATATATAATATATTTAACATTATAAAGGAGATTAAACTATGCTGAATAACTTTGATTACATGGGTCGTTTTGTTGCTGACCCTGAACTGGTAACTAGCACTAATGGTACTTCTTACACTCGTTTTTGTCTAGCACAGGATGAAGGTAAAGGAGACAAGAAGACCACTACATATCTTGACTTCGTTGCTTACGGCAAGACCGCAGAGACTATTTGCAAGTTTTGCAAGAAGGGCAGTCTGATTGTGGTTGACCAATGCCGCATTACTACTTCTATGTATGAAGATAAGGCAAAGGATGTTAAGCGCAAGAATATCACTTTTACCGTAAACCATATTGAGTTTGTTTCTGGTTCTGGTAATAGTGAGACTAATAAGGATATTCCTGCACCCGCTCCTAAGTCTGCACCTGTTGAGAGCGCTCCTACTGCGTCCGATGACCTTCCTTTCTAAGTAAAATTTAACCAAAAATAATTGATGGTTTTAGCCACCACCTTTCGGTGGTGGCTATTTTGTATTAAAGGAGGGAAAGTATGGAAGAAGAGAAGCAAAAGAAACTACCAACTTTCTCATTTTCTAAGCTAAAGAATTTTGGTGAGTGTCCAATTTGTTACTATAAAAACTACGTTTTGCATGAAAAGAAAAATGATAAAAGTGGTCTAAGTGAGTTTGGAACATTTTGTCATAAAATTCTTGAAATGTATGAGAAAGGTCAACTTGAAATTTGGGAAATGTTATCTTATTATCAGGATAACTTTCAAACAGAAGTCCCGTCTAGCTTTGTTGTAAAGATGTCTGATACATTTTCAAAAGACTTATATCCTTACTATTACGCAGATGGAGAGAATTATTTTACCAATTTTGAAGGATATTCAAATTGGGATATTCTTGAATCAGAATATGAGTTTGAAATTCCAATTACTGATTACGCTCTGTTTAATGGTAAGGTTGACCTTATTGCCAGAAGTAAAAAGAGTGGCAGACTAATTATTATTGACCATAAATCTAAGTCTAAATTTAAGTCAAAAGAAGAACTCGCAGATTATGCAAAACAGCTATACCTATATGCTTATGCAGTTCACGAGAAGTATGATGAATGGCCTAAAACCCTTTATTTTAATATGTTTCGTAAGGGTGAATTGGTAGTTATTCCTTTTGACAGGAAAGAATATCGTATGGCTATGGACTGGGCAAAACGTACCATTGATGCCATCCTCTCCGTAAACTGGGATAATTTCAAGGTAGAAGAAACAAATAATTTTTGTGTAGAATTAGAAGACCCTATTGTAAAAATTGAAAATCCGTGCTATAATACAGACACGAAGAGATTACGGTTTGGTGATGGACACAAGAAATATTCAGAGCTTTTTGACTATAAGAATGACTTCTACGGAAGAAATCTTTGTGGTTATAAAGATAGCTGTGGACTCTGTGTTAATCACGAATAAAGAAAGGGCTTACAATGGCAGATTTACTAGACAAGATTAAGGAAGCCGAGCAGATGCTTGGCAATGAAGAACAGGCTATCGAGATTGCAAAGCTAATGAACCTTCGTAATTTTGACGAAGAGAAACTAACGGGTTCTTCTCCATTTTCAAGCGATTCTAACCCTAGTTTTATTTGGAATAAAAAAGACCTTTGCTACCACGATTTTAGCAATGGCGGTAATTATAGTATCATCAACGCATATATGTATGCCTATGATGAAACTTACGCACAAGCTCTAAAGCGCCTATTTGACCGTTGCCATATTGAATTTGATTTCAAGCGTGGTTTTGGTTACGATGAACGTGAAAGCTTAGAGAATTATAAATTCCCTGTTGATGATTCTGTTGAAGACAATTCTAATGCTACTGCTTATCTAAAGAAACGTGGATTTACAGAAGAAACTATTAAGTTTTTTGATATTGGACAAACCAAAAAAGGTGACGTTCAATTTAAGTTCAAGGATATTAATGGTCGTTTAGTTGGTGTAAAATATCGTCATGCTCACGCTGTAAAGCATGGAGAGTCTAAGTATTGGTGGCAGGGTGATTGTTCTCCTTGTTATTCTCTGTTTAATATCAACAATATTGATATTACCCAACCTCTAATTGTTACGGAGGGAAATCTTGATGCTATGGCTGTATGGCAGTCTGGTAGTCACAATGTAGTGTCTATTCCGGGGGGCGCAACAGACCTAAATTGGATTAAGTATAACTTCGACTTTCTTGAGAAATTTAAGAAGATTATCCTATGGCTTGATAACGATACTGCTGGTGAAGAAGGGACAAAGAAGATTGTTCAAAAGCTGGGCGAGTATCGTTGTTATATTGTAGAGTCTCCTGATTATGCACAGGAAGCCGTTGAAGAATATTACAAGCAATTTAATCAAGAGAAACCTATCCGTAAAACAGATGCTAATAATGTAATGATTGCTATTGATGGCAGTGCAATTCTAAAAATGATTGCAGATGCTAAAGCGGTAGAAAATCCTCGCGTTAAACATCTGTTTGATTACGAAGAGATGCAGCTACAGAATGTGCCAAACATTTCTTTTGGAATTAAAGCTTTAAATAAGGTTCTATACGGCAATTTTGAAAACACACTTACTTTGATTACAGCTCTTGCCGGAAATGGCAAAAGTAGCCTACTAAATCAGATTTGTGTAGCCGCTCCATTGGAGCAAAATCAAAACGTATTTATTTATTCTGGCGAAATCCCTGCTCAGTTCTTGCTGGGTAATATTTTTAGACCTCTTGCGGGAGACCGTCATATTATCGAATATGATAACGGCCCAGACCGTCCAAAGGGCTATGCAGTATCAAAACAGGCTACAGATTTAATCCGTCAATATTATCACGAAAATCTATTTGTATATGATGACTGTTCAGACGACAGTTCTCTAAGCACAGAGAGTATGAGTTTGTTACAGCAGATGGATTATGCTTACCGTCGTTATAATACAACGTGTTTTGTGATTGACAACTTGATGTGTCTTGATTTAAGAGGTTGCGCTGGCGATACTAAACTGGAAAAACAGACAGATTTTATCAAACAGGTTAAAATGTTTACTCGTAAATATCCTGTTGAAGTAGCCCTTGTTGCTCACTCTCGCAAACTTGCCCAAGGAGAAACGGAAGTTGGTCTGCAAAGCGTTGCCGGAGCAATGGAAATTGCCAACATTGCTGACAGATGTATCGCTTGTAAGATTCTGAACGAAGATTCAGAGGGTTATGATTTTCAGCTATCAGTTGTCAAAGACCGTCAATCGGGCAAGGCTGGTAGCAAACTAAAATTGTATTATGACAATTGTTCTATGCGTATTTTTTCTGATGAGCAAGAGCTTAATATGCGTTATCGCTGGGAGCGTGAACTTGGTAACAAGATTCATTATGATGATAATTTAAGCAAGAGAATTGTTGCTAATATCCCTGAACTTAAATTTAATCCTACTCCCACGTTTGCCTCTGAACCTGATATTCCAACAGAATCAACACAAGAACCAAATCTCCCGTTCTAAAATTTAACAAATAAATTGATAGTGCATCTTGACAGATGCACTATTTTCGTATATAATAATAATTAGAAAGGAGTTTTGATATGTCAAATTATACTGTATATCATTGCCACACCATGCTGTCAAATCCTAATGCTGGTATTGATAGTATTGCTACATTTAAGCAGTATGCAAATCTAGCAAAAGAATGTGGTATGACCGCGCTTGCAATTAGTGAGCATGGATGCTTTTACGAGTGGAAACATAAAAAAGATGCTATTGAAGCTGCTGGGCTAAAATATATTCACGCCTGTGAGTTTTATGTTACAGAGAGCCTTAACGAAAAAATCCGTGACAATTATCACTGCGTTTTGATTGCAAAGAACAAAGACGGATTTTTTGAACTGAATAAGATGTCGAGTCGTGCATATAATCGTGAAGATGGACATTTTTATTACGTTCCTCGTATTACTTTTGCAGAATTGCTTGGAACAAGTAATAACATTATTGTGTGTACTGCGTGTGTGGCCTCGGTTCTTTGTAAAGGAAACGAAGAATTAAAAGAGAGATTTATCAAATTTCTTGCCAAAAACAAAGGCCGTTGTTTTTTAGAGATTCAACATCATAATGTAGAAAAGCAAAAGATTTACAACCAATATCTTTACGAACTAAGTAGGCAGATTAATGTTCCATTAATTACGGGTACAGACTTCCACTGTGCGAATAAATTACAAGAAAAGGCAAGAAAAGTTCTCCAAGCTGGAAAGAGGGTTGTATTTAATGATGACGAAGCACAGTGGGATTTAACGTGGAAGAGCTATGATGAACTAGTAGAAGCATATCATATTCAAGACGCACTTCCTGAATCTGCTTATCTTGAAGCGATTCAGAACACAAATGTTATGGCTGATATGGTACAGCCATTTACCCTTGATACGTCATTTAAATTTCCAAAGATTTATGATGATTCTGAAAAGATTCTGCGAGATAAGCTATTCAACCCACAGGCTGTTGGTTCTATTGTGAGCGAAGGTTTTTCAGAAGATGACGTAAGAAACCGCCTTAATCATGAATTTAAGACATTCAAAGCCATTGATTCCGTTGACTATATTATCCTTGCAGACTATATTTCCAGATGGGAAAAAGACCACGGATTCTATACTGGCCCTGCTCGTGGGTCTGCTGCCTCTAGTCTTGCACTTTATTCTCTTGGTGTAACAGAAGTTAACCCTCTTAAATATGGCTTTCATTTTTGGCGCTTTATGGACGAATCTAAGTATAGTCTTCCCGATATTGATACAGACCAGTATTCAAAAGACCGTGATGCGACTAAGCGTTGGATGCTAAAAGACCATTTGGATTTACCTAATATTAAGACTTCTGAGATTATTACATTTAACACGATTGCTTTGCGTGGTGCTATTCGTGATATTGGACGCGGCCTTGATATGCCGCTTGAAATTGTTGATGAAATCGCAAAAGCGGTTTATGAAGCAACGGAAGGCGAAAACAAGGTAACGACAATTGACGACTCTTGGCGTAAGAAATATCCAAAACTATTTGAGATTGTTGATTTAGTACAAGGCACTGTCACCTCTCTTGGTAGCCATCCTTCTGGTGTTCTTGTTGCAGATAGAGATATTGAATCAGAGCTTGGCATCTGTACCCTTGCTGGTGACGAATACCCTGTTTGCGTCTTGAATATGAAAGAACTTGATTCTCTGAATTGGGTTAAGATGGATGAACTCGCTCTTGATAATGTTGGCGTTATTAATAAATGCTGTGATGTCGCTGGCATTGAACGTATTTCTCCAAAGAATCTTACTTTCGATGATGATAAAGTTTTTGAATCAATTAAGAATGATACATCTCTTATTTTTCAGTTGAATAGTAATTATGGAGAACAAACTATCAAGAAAATTCTTAGTCCCGCATCTTGGAGTAGGATTCACCATGATTATCCGTCCATTACAAAGTTTGATATTATCACTTTTGTGTCTGGTTTAATTCGCCCTTGCGGAAAAGATGTTTACGATAATGCTGTAAGTGGCATTGGGTATCATAGTGGCGTTAAGGAAATTGATGATTTACTTGCTTCTACAATGGGTTATCCTATTCTACAGGAACCTATTATGGAGTTCGTAATGAAATTCTGTGGGTATACATTCCTAGAAGCGGACAAATTAAGAAAAATTATTGGTAAAAAACTTGGCACAAAAGAACAGTTGCCAATTATCAAGCAGAGATTTGAGGAAAACGGAAAGGTTAGATTGGGACTTTCTCAAGAAAAATCTGATGAGATTATGGATATTTTTCTTGGTTGCGTTCTAAATGCCACTCGTTATAGTTTTTCTCTGGTTCATGCAGTTAGTTATACGTCTATATCTTATGAATGTGCTTGGTTAAGATACTATTATCCTCTTGAATATATTTGTTGTTGCTTAAATATTTTTGTTGATGACGAAGACAAGACAAATGAGGCGTCTGAATATGCAAAATCTATCAAAGTAAAAATCAAGAAACCAAAGTTTAGGTATTCAAAAGCAGAATATTTTGTTGATAAAGAATCTAATTCAATTTACAAAGGCATTGGTTCTGTTAAATTTATGAACCAATCTTGTGCTGATGATTTATATAGTCTACGAGATAACCATTATGATTCCTTTGTAGATTTACTACGAGATATTTACGGAAAGACATCTGTAAATTCCCGTCAATTAGATATCCTTATTAAGCTAGATTTCTTTGATGAATTTGGCAATGCTAAAGAACTTCTACGTCTTGTTAAGATGTATGATATGTTTGGTACAGCAAAGACTTTGAAAAAAGAAAAACTAGCTAACAGTGATGTCGTAAGGGCGATTGTAGAGAGACATTCTGTTTCTACTACTAAGGCTGGCAAAGAATCTAAATCCTATTCTCAACTAGATAATATGGCAATTTTGAACGAATGTGAAACTTTGATTATGTCATTAGGTATCAAACCTATGACTATTAAAGAAAAAGCAGAAATTCAGAAAGAATACATGGGTTATGTTGATATTGCAACAGGTAAGCAAGAAGACAGACCAAAGCTATATATCCTTGATGTCAAAGCACTAAAGTCTAAGGCTAGTGGTAGAGTATGGGCAAGGCAGATTACGGCGCAGAGTATTGGTAGTGGTAAGCAATCTAATTACACTATTACTTCTAAAAATTACCATGAAGAATTTCAAGTTGGTGATGTAATACTCTGTAAGCATCTTGAAAAACAGAAAGATTATTGGCACATAACTAACTATGAAGTTCTTGTAAATATCTAAAATTGTTTTAGGGCAGGGTATTGACAAACCCTGCCCTTTTTGCTATAATACTTATAGAAAGTGAGGGATTATAAATGAACGTAAAATATTATATTCTTAATGGCGTATCCACTGCTGGTAAAGATACTTTCGCTAGTTATTGTAAAGGATATGAAGATTATCTTATTCATGTAATGCAGTTTTCTAGTGTGGATTGGATTAAGATGAAAGCAAAGCAACTTGGATGGGATGGGAATAAGGACGAAAAAGGTCGTAATCTTCTTAGCGGTATGAAGCATCTTCTTACCGAATACAATGATGTTCCTTTTAAGAAGACCGTAGAAAATATTAGATTCTGGACTTCGATGGACGAAGATAAGACGAGTAGTTTTTTTGATGATTATGAATGGCTTCTTGTGTTTATTGATGTTCGTGAACCAGAAGAAATTGACAAGTATAAGAAAGAGTTCCATGCAAAGACGGTTCTGATTCGTAATCCAGAAGCAGAAGCAAAAGCGTTCAACGAGAGCGACATGGATGTTCTAAATTATAATTATGACTATATTATTTGGAATCGCCATGATAAGAAAGTTCTCATGAATAATGCTGATAGGTTTATTAGATACGAATGTTTTAATGATGGAACTTATAAATATCCAATTGAAATTGACAATGGTGTGACTATTAAGTTGGGTGAATAATATGAAATTTAAGATTAAGTCTGTTGGCTATTGGAATAAACCTCTCGAAGAAACATACCCTGTTCTTAATTTTTATAATTTTGAACAGAAGACCCGTAGTGGCTATTGCTGGACTGAATATTTTGGTGAAATTGAACTTGATACGCTAGAAGATTTGGTTATGCTAGAGCATAATCTTAATAAGCAAATTATTGTTCTTAGCCAAAATGAATCAATTCCAGTTGTTATGATTTATGATGATTATATTGAATGAGGTGATTTAGATGAAGCTGATTGATGGCAAATACGCTACCGCAAAAGTGTTTACTGATAACATTGAAGAATCCGCATCTCAGCAGATTCTATCTTTGTGCAATCAGAGTTTTGTGGATGGATGCAAAATCCGTATTATGCCTGATGTTCATGCTGGCACTGGTTGCGTTATTGGTTTTACCGCTGACTTAGGGAATAAGGTTATTCCTTCCATTGTTGGTGTAGATATCGGTTGTGGTATGTTAGTTGCGGAACTTGGCAAGAATCATATAGACCCTAAGAAGTTGGACGAGGTAATCCATGGGCGGGTTCCTGCTGGAATGGCTGTTCACGAAGAACCAACTCTCGAAGAAAATTTTTTGGATGATTTAACCTGTAAAGACTCTTTGCATAATATCGACCGGATTGTTCGTAGTCTTGGTACTCTTGGTGGTGGTAATCACTTTATCGAACTGGATGAAGATGATAACGACAATCAGTATTTGGTAATTCATACGGGGAGCCGTAATCTTGGAAAGCAAGTGGCAGAGTATTACCAAAATGTTGCAATTTCAAATCTCAAAGGTAAGAACAAAAAGAAAGAAGCTGTTGACGCTCTTATCAATCAACTAAAGGCCGAAGGGAGAGAAAAAGAAATTTCTCAGAAACTTTCTGAGTTAAATTTTAAGTTTCCAGATATTCCTAATGAGCTTTGTTATCTTGAGGGCAAAGACAGAGAAGCATATTTACACGATATGAAAATCTGCCAAAACTTTGCAACTATGAATAGGCTTCATATCATGAATGAAATTCTTAATGGTGTTGGTTTGCAAGAGAAAATTCCAGAAATTCATTTCTTCCAGACGGTTCATAATTACATTGATATGTCTGACAATATCATTAGAAAGGGTTCTGTTTCTGCCAAGAAGGGAGAGAGGCTGATTATTCCTCTAAACATGAAGGATGGAAGTCTGATTTGCATTGGTAAGGGCAACCCTGATTGGAACTGTTCTGCACCTCATGGTGCTGGCAGAATGTATAGCCGAGTGGCGGCTAAGAAAGCATTTAGCATAGACGAGTTCAAGAAGCAGATGGATGGAATTTATTCAACCTCTGTGAACGAAGGTACGCTGGATGAATGCCCAATGGCATATAAACCAGCACAGGAAATTATCGACGCAATTTCTCCTACTGTTGAAATTATAAATCACATCAAACCTGTTTATAACTTCAAAGCTGGTGAATAAAAATGAATTTTTGTTGGTATTAAATTATGATTAATTTTATTTGGCAATTTATTAAAATTGGAATCGGTGTTCTTCTGGTTCTTAGTCTGAGTTATATTCTTCGTATTTTGATTCTGATTTATAAAGCGTCAAAGAAAGTTCAGAAGGAACAGTCGTCAGATTTGCCACTTTGCGACACTTGTAAACACTTAAAATACAAAGATAGCAACGCAACACGGGCTTATAATTGTAACTGTAGATACAGTAATTTTAACAATCCACCAGAAATTTGCAATGATTATAAAAGGAAGTGATGTTAAATGGAAGAACATCAATCTGTCTTAGATACGCCATCTTATAAACTTACCAAAATTGCAATTCATGCGGCAAGAACATACTATGACAAAGAGACATTTGACCATGCCAAGCGTGTAGCTGATTATATTTCTGATAATGATGTAATCCCTGTCGATATTCGCAATGAATGCTGGTGTGTTGCCATGATGCACGACTTGTTAGAGGATACAGATTATGAGCCGTACGAGTTGTATCCCGATTATGAATGTGCCTATAAAGCTCTAAGGCTTCTTACAAATAAAGGTGAGAAGTACGAAGATTATTGTGAACGTATTCATGATAGTGCTAGAACACGTTATGGTCAGATTGCGTGGTTTGTTAAATTAGCAGACATTAAAGACCATTTAATTCTAAAAGATACATTGACCGATAGGCTAAAAGAAAAATATATAAGTGGACTGAGGCATTTGCTATGATTAAACAAGAAGTTATTTGGCACTCTATTAAAGACGAGGGACTTCCACGCAATAGAAATAGTAGTTATTGGTTTTTGTTTAGAAATCCAAGTTGTAAAATTCATCAAATTTATGAAGTAACTTGCGACGACAGTTGTAAGACGTGGAGATTTGCAAGCCCACATTTACACATGAAGAAGGTTGACTTTGATTGTGCAGACTTTACACCTATTATGTGGACTGCTTCTTTTGAGCCTAGTACTATAGATGCTTTTATTAAGGAGAATTATGATTGAACAAACAATTTATTGGTATTCAATAGCAAAATATGGACTTCCTACTGGAATGAACAGCAGAGAAATATGGATGGTATTCAAAAATATTTCATCTAATAAATTTGAAGTACACAAAATTGAGCGTGATTATTTTAGCAATGATTGGTATTTCTCTGGTTGTGATGAAATGGTAGAATTTATCTCAGACTCTCTTGTCCCTATTATGTGGACAGACTCACTTAACAATACAATTTTAAAAACTATCATTAAGGAATAAAAGATTTCTTTCATTAAGAGGTGATATTATGTTGCTTTTTGAGATATTTATTGTTATTCTATTTCTCTTGTGGTTGTCTGGTGCTATATGGTGTGTTCACCCATACAAAGCAATGACATGGTTTTATCATGATATTCTTGGTTGGCACGAACCTGTTGAAGAAAAGACATTTAAAAGGTATTCTGTTTGTTCTCGTTGTAAATTTTGTGGGAAGAAAATTATGATGGATAGTCAAGGAAATTGGTTCCAATATTAAGGATTTGATATGACAGAGTTAGAATCAAAACTTTTAATGGCAGATGCCGTTGTAGATATTATAAAAACCTGTGAGCCAAAGCAAAAAGAATTTTGGATAGAAATGCGTCGTATGCTTCTATATGCTTCCGCAGAAGAGTTTAACAAGTATTGCATGAAAATCTCGAAAGAAGATGATTTTCTTGAGAAAATGGCGAAGCTGTCAATTCAAACAAATTTTGTTAAAATGATTAATGACATTGGAAGCAGGGGTGATTTTGCAGAACTTGAAAACGATGGCATATTCGAGAGTTATATAAATAAAGAAAATTCTGACTTATGTAAAATTCTCCACTTGACAGAGAATAGGATTAAGAGGTATAATATTAATGGAACAAAAAGAGTATAGGTCTATTCAAGGATTAACAAAAGAACAAGAAAAACAAATGCTGAGATATGCTGTTCAATGGCTTATTGAAGATTATAATAAACATCCTGAATGCTATAAGTTTTCTTATATCCCAGAGCCAGAGCCAGTAAAACCGATTGGTGGCAGAGGAAATCTAGTTTGTATTTCAAAAGGAGAATGATTATGTTTAAGAGCACCGATAAGAAGTTAGAAGAAATTGGCTTTAAGAAAGTAAGGGAAGACAAGTGGGCGGTCGTATATGAGCGCTATAATGATACTTATAATTATATGCAAGTCTTAACTGTTATTCATAGGACAGATGGAAACAGTATTATTCAATCCTATGATAAGGATACGTTTGATAAGCGTTTTAAGGGTAATATTTGTGTTGGGCTAACTGGATACGAAACTAAGCTAATCCTAAAGAAAATGAGACAACTTGGTTGGTATAGTAAGTAAGGAGAGTAGTCATGTATAATATTCCACAAGAAATGATTGATGAATTTAACAAAGAAATGAAAGTTCGTAGTCAGTACAAGAGCGTTAAGTTTGCACATGAGTCTATGGATACTCTTATGTGTGACACTCTTGAAAAACTCGGTTTTGGCGATGGCGTTTGGACTTTTATGCAGACGTATAAATGGTACTCATAAAATTAAGGTGTGGTAAGCATGGAATTAAAAGAATATCTGCTAAGAAAACTTGCTTTTGCAAACGATATGATACGGAATCATAGCTTCTCTACAGAAAGTTTGATGTCTTGGCGTGGCTATAAACGAGCTATTGAAGATATGCTAGAGGAACTTTCGGATATTGGTAGTAATTAAAATTTTGTTTTCATAGGTAATAATTATGGGGTATAAACCAAAGAGCAGACCAAGAGGGCAAAATCCATTTCATAAAAAGATAATTGATAGCGATGTTTATACTGACAGCTCTGGAAATAGATTTGCAGAATTTAACATAGAAGTGTATGATACCTATATGTCACCAATGGCAAAAGTAATGGAAGGTACAGAATTAAATTATACAAATATTGTTAAAGAGACATATATTAGGGATGTAAAACTGAGATTTAATCCTACTAAATCTTTTGAGCAGTTGTCAAAAGAAGAAAAAGTTAAGCTTGTAAATAAAGAAATTGATGAACTGATTGAGTTTTGTGAAAAACCAATTAGAGAAAGGTATGAACAATGGATGAAGAACAGGCGTTTTAAGTAAAATTAATAAACCAATTAATAAAGGAGTATTTGTAATGTATTTTGATAATATTTTTGACACCTTTTGTGGAGTAGATGATATTAAATTTGCTCGTAAAGATAGTTCTGTTAAATTTCCTACTAAGCGTGACGAAGATGGATGTTACGATGTTTATGCACATATCACAGAAGACTTTATAATTCCGTCTCACACTAACGAACTTGTCCCTACCGGTTTGTATAGTGCATTTGATAAAAAGTATCGTATCGCTGTTCGTGAGCGCGGCTCTAATACAAAGGCAAATATGATTGTAATGGCTGGTCAGATTGACTCTGGGTATCGTGGTGAATGGTTCGTGTCAATTTATAACGGATGTAACAAAGACATTGTCCTATCAAACGATGTTGATAGAGTCTTCAATAACGATAATGTTATTTATGTTCCTACATCAAAAGCTATTGCTCAATTTGCTGTTGAGTACGTTCCAGTTGTAAATCTTTCTGAAATTAGTATTGAAGAGCTACAAAAGATTGATTCTGAACGTGGTGTTGGCGCTCTTGGCAGTAGCAATAAATAAGTCTTGACTTTTGATTGAGACTTTGATATAATATTAATAAAGGAGGTCGATTCAAATGTTCGACGCAAAAGATAACAAAAATGAAACCCTAAAAACAAATAGTGTGTTAAATTTACTTGATGGATTTATTACCATTAATCTTGCAGAGGTAAGTTTGTCTGTCCTTGAACAGACTATTCTAATTCTAAAGTCCATGCGGCGTGAAGCAGATGATATGTCAAATGACGGCAATGGTGGTTTTCGCCTAATCATTTCAGGCTATTCAGTTGATGATTGGATTGATGACTGTATGATGATTTATAACGCAAAACTTAATATCATGAAAGGTTGATTTTATGGCTAAAATGAACATATTTATTTCTCAACCCATGAAGGGTAAAGAGACTGGTGAAATTCAGTGGGAACGAGATGAACTCGTTAAAGATTTAAAGAAATATCTCGGTGAAGATATTAAGGTTCTCGATACTATCTTCCATTTCGCAGAAGATGTCCCGTCCCTTGTATATCTTGGGCGTTCTCTTGAAGTTCTTGCCAAAGCAGACCTTGCTGTGTTTATGGATGGATGGGAGAATGCTCGTGGGTGTCGTATTGAACATGATGCCGCAAAAGATTACAACATTCCCACACTTGAACTGAACAAGGCTTGGTATCCATGCACTTGAGATTAAATTTATGGCAAATATAATGGAAAAGTCATCTTTAGATGAAATCAGAATTAGAGACTTAGAATGTGGAACCGTTTTTAAGTTTAATGATAAATGGTATATTAAATCTATAAACCATAGAGGCTTTAGAGAAAACTACGGCTATTGTTCTAACAGGGACTATTCTTCTTATCTTGGTGTTAATTTGGAAACAGGTAAATCAGAATTGCTTGCTTGTGACTATGAATATAGTCAGCCAGAATGTGTTGCTAAATCTATTGCTATAGAAATTTAAAACGCCAAAAAAAAAAAAAGAGAGACATGTCATTCGACACGTCTCTCTTAATATTTGGATTAAATTGTTAAAATTCTTTTCCAAGTAGTTTTTTGTGCTGTTAGCTCTCCATCGACAATACATCCATGCTCTTTCTGAAATTGTTTCACGGCGTTATCAAATTTAACACCAGCAATCCCGTCTGCCGCACCGCAGTTATACCCTAAATAATTCAAGTATTCCTGCAATGTTTTTACAACAGGATGCTTTCTATTCTTAGTTTTGCTGACTGTAATTGTAGCTGCTAATGTTTTTGGGCCGAAAATACCGTCCGCTTTAACACCGAGAGCTTTTTGAATTTGTTGGATAAAATATTTCTTTGATTTAGCAAGAACGGGACTCGAATTATTAAAGAAAGATTCATCAACAATCTTATTACAGTCAAGTTTTGCAAACCCCGGAATAAGCATAGGGTTAGAGCTAGAGTATTGCCACAATACAACATTTTTTTTATAAGAATAATCATTCCCGTAGTGTGCCACCCAAATTGGGTATTGCAGTTTACTCATATCTAGTCTGGAAATGAACCAACTGGAAGAAGCATAAATTCCGGTTTTCTTGTTTGCAAGAATAATAGTATCACAGAATCCTTTTGTTGCCTCTGTGCGAGATTCAACGGAAATGTTATCTGCTCTACCATTCCCATCATCGGCTAATTCTGAATCAAACCAAATACCGAGAGTTGCATTATTGAAGTATTCAGATGAGATTATTGCGTTGGCCTCTTCAATACCTTCTTGCTTGTCCATGGCTTGAGAAAATATATATAACCCATACGGGATATTATATTCTTGGCACTTAAATACGTTATAATCTAAGCATTTATCAAGTTTTATATTCCCATTAGAATACCCGCGATAACCAAAGCGAATAATAATTCCAGTTAGATTCTCTTTGAAATATTTCCATTGCGCATCAGAAATTTTACCTTGAGCATAAGAAATATCTATAATATTTTTCATCAAATCTCAACTTCCAAGTCCTTTAGGATTTCTTTACCTGTTCACGAATGATTGCGGGGACTTGGTTAATAGTCTTTTTACCTTTAACAATTAGAGTAGCATAAATAATAGCCATAATATTATCTCCTTTTCTTATAAATAATTTAACAAATAAATTCAAGAGAGCGCACAATGAGTGCTCTCTGCGAGAATCTTTTCTACTTCTTCCCTGATAGAAACAGGAACATCGTCAATAGTTTTGAATCCTTTACGAATGAGTTCTGCATAAATTTTAGGCATTACAAATCACTCCTTTGTGGTAGAAGTAACAGATAACATTTGCTCATATACATCACATAGAGCAAGTTGCATATCCGTTGTCTGCTCTTCAAGTTTAGATTTTTGTTTTTCTAGCTCACTAATTTGGCCTTTGAGATTAGGAATTGTATTTTTCTCTTCCTCTTCGTATTTTGCTTGAGTCATTAAATTCTCAATGTTTGCAGAAACATCTTTTTCTATATTGTCATAATAAGGCATAATTAAATGATATTCATCATAGTTATATTCCTTAATAGTTTTGTCATCAATCTTTTTTTCATTTTCCACTACATTTTCAAAAAACCGCGCAAGAGCAAACCCGGGCTTATTCGGGATTTCCTCTACACGAAAGCTTTTGTTTGGAGCACAGCTTGCGTTTACTTTCATTTCTGATAACCTCCTTTAATTGCTTCATGTTTATTGAATAAACGTATTTTTCTTTGGCATATTGACTGTCGCACCTTGTTAATTGTGCGATTCTGCTTATAAAACCCGTCGCCATGTTAAAAGATATTTTTAAATGTTTGTTTTGCTTCTTTTGAATTTTTCTGCTTTGTCTGGTTAAACGTAGAAAATTTCTCTTTCTTACAATAGTATATGTCTTAGCGAATCTACATCCAACAGCAGATACTAACCTAGGTTTTCTTAGTCTTTGTTGTTTTTTGTCTAGAAGAAGGTGTTTTTGGGAAACTTTTCTTGTAAAAGATAATCTATATACTTGCCAATTTCCCTTTAGTTTTAATGACAATTTATCTTTTAAAAACATTTCTATTTTTCTTCTTGCTTCATGTAACAGTTTTTTGTTTGCCCCTATCAATGTTATATTATCCATATATCTGGTGTAACAATCTACACCGGGCAGAGATGCAATATAATGGTCTAGTGATTCCAGATAAAAGTTCGCCAGCCATTGACAAATATAGTATCCTATCGCTAGACCTCCACCGCAAGATTCCGCTATATCCTGAACTATTTTAATCATTTTCTTATCTTTTACTTTTCTTCTTAATAATTCTATTAGGGTATCAGTAGATATTGACGGATAGTATTTCGAGACATCTAATTCGGCGGCATATTTAGCCTTTTTGCTTGTTCTAATAAATTTTTGCAGTTTCTTTTGGACTTTTACCCCGCCTCTTCCGGGAATAGAAGCACAAGACCAATCATACATACCTTTCATAAAGATAGGTTTTAGAGCATCAACAATAAGCCAATGCATAATTCCATCAGGCCAAAATGGTACTGTTTTGATAATTCTGACCTTTTGACTGCTTACGTCATAGATTTCTTTTTCATGCGGGACAGATGGCTTAAACGACTCCGTAACCAGCATCTCGTATGTTTTGTCTACATATAAATCTAAATTTTTCAATACACGGCGAACTTCTCTTCTATTTGTTTTCCCTCTTGCCGCTTCTTGAATGATAAAGCGAATTTGCTCTTTATTTAGCATTTTTTCATATAAATAACCTTTTCTTTTAGGAATAAAAACATCTCCTTGTTTGCCGCGCAAATTTTCGAGAATAAACCTACTAATTCGCTTCCTAATTGGCAATATTTTCACCAAGTGGTGCGGGAGAGTTTGTGCGATAATAAACGGAGAATAAACAAGTAGCCGCGCCCCGATGTTCGAGTTCGAGTTGCTAGAATCATTGTTCGCATTGAAATAGAACAGACCGGCATTCGACCCACCGTTCCAATCACCACCAACATACAAAACACGCCAACCGCTGCCAGAGTCAGCGTTTTCCACTAGCGTCGAATGCCTAGTAGAACATCGGGCGCAGCACAAACAATCCCAAAATATAAAAAGTCTGTTTTATCTTGGAGCCATTTAGATAAAACAAGCGAAAGCGTCTAAATAATCATTAAAAATGGGGGTTGCGACCCCCAGTCCCCCATTAGGGGACGAAAAGGAGCCGCGCCCCGATGCTCGAGCTCGAGCTGCTAGAACCAACGTCCGCATAGAAATAGAACAGACCGGCCCTCGACCCACCGTCCCAATCACCACCAACACACAAAACACGCCAACCGCCGCCAGAGTAAAAGTAGTCAGGGATATATGTTGTTTCGCTGCCACTGGTACTAGTTGGATAAAAACTCCATGGATATGTGGAAGAATATCCAGTCATAGAGATGTATCCGCTAGATTGAGTTTTAGCGCCGGCATAAGTATAGTTTGTGACGGTATCATCGGCGTATTTAGAAATATCAGTACAAATATATACTCCATTACCACTAAAGTTTATGCCATCAATCCACTCGTAGACGTTTCCCCAAGGGTTCTCAATATGGCGATATTGCACTGAGGTAGAGCCATCAGAACCAGAGACACGTCCAGTATGATAAGTCATGCTGTCAGTATAGCCAGAAGCAATTAGATTGATGTTGTTATCTACATACCCTCTACCAATTTTGCTCTGGCTGTTCCAGTCCGCATATTCTATTATATAAAGTAACCATACAGCACACCAAGAAGCGTAATCGTATAGCGCCCACTTGTTTCCCTTGCCTCTTGCCCCATTACGAGCAGATGCACGACTCATATTAATGTAAGGCGTCGAAGGAGATACGGAACGATTGTTAGACGTATTATAACGACCTACATAGCGCCCAGAACCAGGATGTTTCTCGAATCCATCTGTTGCCTTATTTGCAATGTAAAAGTAACGCTTGCTTGCGCTACCATTGTCTACGACCTTATACCAAAATTCAGGAATATATACCATTACATCGTTAGAACTACGAGAGAATCCAGCTTCGCCATATTTTGCCCCAACAACACCGTTAACGATGTTATATTCGTCCATACCCTTCCACGGCATATAATCGTCAAATGGACTACTACCAGAACCAGTACCTACAGCGGGAGAGGGACTGGTAGTAATATCTGTATTTACATAGTTATTCGGGTCATTAGCTTTTGTAACACGAGCAAGCGCGGTAGAAGAATTAGAATAAGCCCATACTACACCAAAAATTCTAGCATAATTTAGTGTAATAGGATAGTCGGTAAAGTCTACTACGTTAATTTCTTCTTGGGCGACATTTTCACCCAGCGTTGCTGTTACAGTCCAAGAGCCGGTAGATGGAATATAAAATTTAACAGGGACGCCTGTACTATTACCGGTTAAGACCTCTTCATCTTTTTGGACTGTAATAGAGCTACCGGAGTTACAAGTTACTGTAATAGTGCGGAATACTGCCTCGGCGCTATAATTGCCACCATCTTCTGTAATATCTACAGGCACAGGATTGGAAGTGGCGGTATTCATTGTGGCTGTAACAGTATAATTGCCAGCGTGATTAATGTCAAAAGTAGCGTTTCCTTCAGAACCAGAGGTCTTAGTATACTGATAGTGTCCAGAAATAGCAGTCACAACGGCATTAGTTGGAGCACTAACAACTAAGTTTGCGTTAAAATATACCAAACTGATAGTATACCTTTTAGCAAGAACATCAATATCAATGAAGTCGGTTACGGTTCTACCATTATGACTTGCAGAAATATCCCATCGTCCCAATGCGGGGAGGTTAAACTCTACTTTGCCTTTGTCGTCAGTAGTACCAGAGAACGAATAAGAGTCCTTCGTAACGGTAACAGATGAACCAGCAGTAACACTTACCACAAGTGTAGGATAGATAGATTTCTTAATCAAGTCTCCCGTTGCCTTTGCGTCCGCAGCCATTCCTTTAATACTCAAAGTTTTATCTGTTTTAATAGTCTCTTCTTGGTCGGTTCCGTCTCCTTTTGTATAAGTAATAGAGGTGTTTCCGACTGATATACCAGTTATATAAGAAGAAGAGATGTCGTTTCCTACTCCATCATGAACAGCGCTATTGGCAGAGCCAGTAACATTGATATCCCAGTCACCAGTAGCTCCAACGCCAGATTTTGTTGGAGTATCAGCTATATCATCTTTCATTGCTTTATAGGCAGAATCAATTTTGGTCATGTTACTATCGGTATATCCGAAGTTAGCCTCAAACCAGTTTCTTGACAACTGTGATACGTCGGCAACAGGGTCATCTAGTCTTAGATTCAAATTTTCAGAATATTTAGGCATTAAATCCACTCCTTATAAATAATTTAACAACGAAATAGTAACAAGCGTATTAGGTCTCTTCTTTTCTAGTGAATATATTTCCAATAGTCATTTCATTATTGAGAAATTGTTCTTCAAGCGTACCAGTAGTAATATCCCCTATTTTTTTGTAGTATAACGTATAGACAATCGCATTAACTATCGGTGGGATATTAATTTTTATAGGCTGTGGGAGAACATACTTCTCATTTATTACAGTAGTTAATTTAATGCTTTGTGTAAGTATATACGAGGTGGCTTTTGTCGCCATCCAAAACGTACTGGTGGCTTTTTCAGAGATAGCAGAGACCAATATTTTTTCATAAAACTTCCCGAATGATGTACTCAATGTCTTTTCTATTTCGTGGAAAAAGTTTAGTTTAATATTAAATTTGCCAAATCTCAGAATTAGAACTCCGTCTATATTTATTTTACAAAAGAACGCCAGTTTGGCAAGTTCGCCATATAGAAATGCGAAAATAATATTTAGGTCTATAATCCTTATTTTGATTGGCTTAATATAGTCGTTTGGGATATAAGTGATAATTCTATCCGTAGGTAAAATATCTTCACTTTTTTTAATCAGAATCTTTCCGTCTTGTGTTTCTACTTTTGCGCTTTTATCACCAAACGCTTGTTGCATACTTTTATTTCTATCACAAATTTTTACTTTAATAGGTGGTAACATTTAGTTTCACCTCATTTATAGGTCAAATATTCTCAAGAGAGAAAATTGCGCCACCAGCTTTGATAATAAGCTGTGAGTCTACAGTCAAAATTCTTGCGTTAGCAAAACTACCCCAAATCTCACAAGTATTCCCGGTATTAGAGCTGGAAAGAAAGAAATAGGGAACCGTAATCTGAGAACCACCAGTAATTTCGCTCATAGTAATCGGTGTTTTATTACTAACGAAACTTAGCGTATAGGTGGCGTTATATGTTGGTGCAGTAAAGTTTGTTTGGTTATTAGCAATTTGTGTACGAGAATATCCCGGATTTGTAGGTTCTGCTCCAACAGGGATAATACCATCGGTAATGGCTTGAGTAGAAAGCCCAAAATACCATGTGGTAGGTGGGGTATAATTTTGACCACCAAAAATCTCCGCATTGATTTTATTTGCAAAATCTTTAGAAACCATACTGTAAGCTCCTCCTTAGAAAAAATCTTGAATTTTATTTTTAAAGTTCATAAATCCCTGCGCCCTCAAAAAGTCTTTTGGCTCAGTTCCATCCTGAAAATCATAATGAAGAATAATCTGTTGCGTGTATTTCCCGTAAATTAAATTTCTAGTCCTTGCTGCATCGAGATTTACATAGGCGACATTAGTGTCCGTATCTATATACACATCGTCAGTCTTATTATTTTCTTGTGTAGATTTCAGTTGAAGGATTGGGTTTTGCGGCTGTCCGTAAGGACATAACCTCCACTCAACAGATGTCTTGCTCTTGTCAGAAACAATCAGTGGAATTACGTCCTCATTATAGTCTGTAAATTGAAACGGAAGAGTTACTGTGTCTCCCTGAAAAAGTTCAATATCGTCAATTTGTTGATAGAAGTCACTAAATTGTTCAGACTCGATTCTTTTCAATTTAATCACCATCTTTCTTTGATGGCTCTGGTCTCGGCTTTCCGGGATTTACTGGTTTGATATTATCCTTATTTGCAGTGCGTTGCAAATTTGGTTCAGCATCATTAATGTCATTTGCCAACTGCTGTAGCGCCTCCATACAGTTAGAAAGCACTTTTATGTTGTTATACCCTGAGACGCTAATTGTGTCAAGTCCCCTGTAAATTTGCCCAACCAGAGTAATCAGATTTTCTTTATTCATAAAGGCTCCTTTCGTCCTTATTAAGCAGATACCAAAATAGTGTAAGTTGTACCATTAATTGTTACAGTTTGTTTTTTAAATTTATCAGACGATGAGATTCCAAATTGTGTATTGATGTAAGACTGTGTGTCATCCCACGTTTTATAATATGTTAAGTCTCTGCTATTTTTTTGAATTAGTGGATTCCCTTGGTTCTGGAAATCAACAAGCATTTGATTTAGATTGCGAGATGAGTAGTACCCCCAAATTTTTCTCCAACCCTCACTATCGGTTTGTCCAACTTGGTCAAGAATATAGTTATATGGGCCATGATATTCGGCCCTTGCAATAACTCTTAATCTATCCATCAGACCGCTTGGCATTGTAATATCTTGACGATTCACAATGCCGTTTGTACCACTCGGGGTGACAACTGAGGGAGGGTCTACGGTTTCTTCTCCGTTAATAGTCGTGCCAGAAGTAAATAGATATCCGTCTGGTGTAAGTTCAAATAACGGAGTGTCAGAATTTTCTACGGTTTTGATAGATTTAATAGTACCAGTAGTTCCGTCGATTATGTAACCTAAACTTTTACCGTCACCAACTTGTAAAACACCACCATAAATAGTTAGGTTTCCATTTTCATCCACAGTCAAAACGGAGCTTCTTTCTTCTAGTACATCTTCATCTTCTTCATCGGGGCTTTCTATGACCTTTCTTTTATAGATATTAAATACACTTTCTGCATTTGGGTCAATACTGACACCAGTGCTATCATTTTTAACAGTAAGGCCATCCTCGTCCACGGTCATAGTCTCTCCACTATTTTGAATAATTAGGTTTTTACCCATAATCAAATTTCCAATAAGAGTATCGGCAATTAATCCATAGGTTGTACTACCGTCCTCGTTAGTTATTTTGCCAAATACCGACTCTGTAGTTTCCCATCCGTCTGTAGTAAAACAAATCTTATTATTTGTTATCCATAGTTGTTCAGGGTCGAAGCCATCTACATTGTTTTCAGCGGTAGATTTCTTTTTACCCATAATACCGTATGAGCCAATAGTAAAGTCATTCTCGTCCGTAGCAACAATGGTCTGCTTGGTTAAATTAAGATTGGTATTGGTATAAGCAGAAATGGCATCAATTGTACCATTTGTTACAGGTTGAGATACAGAAGATAATAGCGAAGAAACATTCGACACGGCATTTGTAGTTGCGTTGTGTAATTCGCTAAAAGTATAAGTTTCTGTGGACAGCCTAAATCTGTTACCAAAACTCATTGTAAAATTATCGGGGTCATCATATTGAATTTCCATTTCTTGTAGATATGGATAAACCCAATTACCATTATCTAATTCTACATTTATAATCGCTCCAAACAAACTTCCTTTTTCTTTTTCAAGGGAGAGAAGTTGGTCAATAAATGGTTTGAATTTTTCTATAAATAAAAAGTTCGCACTTTCAAGAGAAAAAGAGAAACTTGGTTGGCTAACGATTTCCAGTTTTTTATATCCTGCATCAACAAGTTGATTGGCTACATAAATGTCATCCATAATAGTATCTGTGTCTTTTAACTCTCCAATAGTTTTAACGGAGATGTTTCCATTTGCATCAATTACCTGTACCTTTGTTGATGTATCGGAATAGTCTTTGACTTCCATGCTATCTGTAACTATAAAAGTTTCGTCGCTAAATGTCCCTTCGATTAAATATGGCTCAATAGCAATTTTTTCTTCTTCGGTAAAATTTGATTCAAAAGAAAACTGAGACACAATTTTATCACGTTCGTTTTGAATTAATTTAAGCTCGTCTTTTAGAGCCAATATCGTATATTTTATTGCAGGGCTTTCTGGGGTAATACTATGATTTTTTACGGCGGCACTGTATATATCACCTTTAGGATGAGAAGATATATAGTCAAAATTACTGGTTTGCGAATATTCTTTATTAACCGGATAAGAGCCGTTTTCGCCCAGTTCAAAATCTGTTTTGTTAAATGAATGGAATGTTACATTAATTGGGGAGCCATTTAAGATATGAGACTCTTCTTCGGCTTTGATATTGTACTCCAACCCTTTTGCATAATTTTTCCAATAAGAATACCACGTAACATTAGTATTTGGAATACACATAGCGCTAACATTGCCGTAATCAACAATTTCCCAATTTTTGCTACTATGGGAATAAACGTCTACCCATTTCTGATAGGTTACAGTTTTTGTCCTTACATTTCCTAGAATTGTAACTCTTTGTATGGTTACATACTCGCTATAAATATCACTGTAATCTGAATAAGCAGACATATTCTGTTTCGCAATGTCACAATAAGTTTGCATTTCTTTTAATTTTGCTTGCTCATTTATTAAAGAGGCATTAAATTTCTTATGCAGTTCTGTCCAATAGGCATAAGAACCTTCACTGGTATCATGAATTGCCTCTTTGCAACTCTTTTCCCAGTCAAGAATTTTTTTCTTTAAGGCATTATCTTTAATCCAACTATTATAATTTTCATAATAGTTGTCTGCGTTTTTATCAAGAGTACCAGTGTAATAATCTAGACAATATATTTTTTTTGTACCATTCGGGTTAACCTTCCGAATGCTTAAATCTTCTGCTCCGGTTACATTTAGTACAGTATAAATATCATCCGACATTTCGGTAATGGTCGCGTTTTTTAACAGGTTATCAAAAGATAATACGATATTGGTTTGCTTAATTACTTCTGATGGGTCGTATGCATTTATAGTATACTCTTCATTGTCAAATACAAATAAGGCTTCGTAAGATTGAGCCACATCGTTTGTAAGAAACCCATATAGGCCGTTATCTGTTTCGCTAAAAGACCGCGATTTATTTTTCAAAGAGTCACTTACATAACCGATTGTCCATTGCGGAGCCACTGAAATTAGCTGATGAAGCAAAGACTTTTCAGGCTGTTCTTCTCTATAAAAGAAATAATTGCTTGTTGTAATTGTTGTGCTATCTGTATTGTTAATGTCGCCAGCAGTTGTGACAAACGTAAGATTGACGCTTTTATTGTTCAACAAGTACTCCGCAGAATATGCAGTAATTGATTTGTTATGAACCTTGTTCTCACAAGACTCACTATAATCTTTAATTACGAAATATCCAAAGCCATCTATATGAAGGAGCCTACTCTTGCATAGAAGTCCATAACTATTATTTTCAACGTCATTATATTTTTCGTATGCAGTAAATGATACCTCTGAGCAAGACCCCCATTTTGGAGAGATTACCAAATCGGTAATTCCAGAAACTATTCCGATTACGGTTTTATCTGGATTGCATAATTCAATATATGGATACTTATATCTGTTATTTAAATCAAAATCAAATTTAATAGTAACTCCCTCCTAACCGCTTGGCATTTTGGTATGCCATATACATATAATCAGCCTTACCATATACGGTTATTGTATTCATACCTCGTGGTAGCTTAAAAAACTTTTTATTGAATTTAGAAAAAATATCAGATGACGGGTCTTCATTTAATATTATAATATAATTTTTATTATCTAAATACACAATATCGTTTTTATTCAAATGAGAAAAATTGGTTGTAACATCATAGTCTAACGCTTTTTCGATAGCACTTACGGGAATCTGGTTCATCCTACAGTAAACAATACATTTGTTATAAGAAACATTATTTAGTATAATATTATTCTTATAATTTATCATATATTTATTTTCGCTGTAGTGTTTTACATTTATACTAAAATTCCCATCTTCTGCCATGTGAAATTGTAGTTTTGGACTCATCAATTCAAAATCATCAGAGTAATTACTAAATACAAAAGTGTCTGATTTAGAAACATCTGGGTTCAAACTATATTTTAATACGGTTTCAAATTCATAGGCATACGGGGCATCGCATTCTACGGTGGCAGACACCCCTCGATACCCGTCAGCGTAAATCAGGTCTTCTTTGAGGTGGATAACGCAGTTGTAATAAAACCTATCAAAATTTTCTGCACAAATTTGAAGCTCTTCGTATCCGACAGGAGAGGATAACCAATTTTTTAAGTCTGTTAGTCGGTAAATATCTACTGCTTTATCTTCGTTGAAAATAATTTCTATGTTAAATTGCAATACATCTGAGTATTCGGTATCTAAATACTGCTTTTGCGGATTTCTACGGATGGAAGCTGTTACAACCTGTTTGTCTCCACCTGACACCCTGTTCGTATAAGAATTATCTATCATGACCATAGAAACATGGTAATCTTCGCTTCTCCTTCCGTTGAACATAAATTGATAACCACCAATCATAAACTCACCTCTCTTCATTGCCGACTTGTTAAATAATATTTAATAGTATCGGCATATTATCAAATTGTTGCGGCTCGTATATTTCTGTATCCACTCATATTTGTTTGTTTATTTATTTGTTTGAAAACCATTTTAGCAATTTTATCCGACTCTTCTCTCAACAATTTAACAGTAGATTCATCTGCGTTGCCCTGAATATTAATAGGAATAGATATTGTATTCACCACAGAGCTGTTACTATTGTTAACGGAAGAAGATATTCTGGAAGCTTGCTGGGCGGCTCTTACAGCTTGAGTTGCAGCGCCAGTGTAGTTACTGTTAGAAGCTGAACTACTAGCGTTATTTGCCCATGTAGGTACAACTGCTTCACCGACTTTTAGGATAGAAACAGTTTCGTCACTCCCTAACCCAAGCATCTTATCCAATGTGGGGTTTTGTTTTTTGACGTAATCAGCACCAGAGTGGTGACGACCAAAAAGGAGGTTTTTAAAACCTGAGAACCAGCCCGCCGGAGTGAGGAAATTAAGTGCGGTTCCAGTAACTTTCTTCCATGTTGGTAAGTTAGACCCCCAAAGATTTTTAAGATTAGATTTGATACCACTTGAAAGAATAGCTCCACCAGCCACAGCTAATCCGATAAGGCCACCTTTTGCCCCAAGACCGAGTAACCCAGCGGCACTACCAAGACCTCCTGCGGCAGAACCTAGTGTTGGTATCATGCTAGTAATCCCTGCGGTAGCGCTACTTCCAAAAATGCTAGTTGCCACACCAGACAGAGATTTAAGAACTTGTACTCCTAAATTGCCGATAGTAGCAATACCATTTCCACCAACCGTTGTAATTCCCTTTGCTAAGCTCAAAGAGGTTCCACTAATTTTGCCTAATAGTGTACTGCCGAACTGTATTGTAGTTTTTAAGATGCCACCGCCAGAACCTCCGACAAGCTTCATGATATTTTGTGCAAAGTTACCAACTTGAGATAGTATACCCTGCCCGCTAATGCCTAGAGCTTGGTTAGCCTGAATGCCTTGTTGCAGAAATGTAGATATTCCCTTTTTACCACTTTTTATAGTGGTGGAAATACCCTTTGCGATAGTTCGTACAACACCACTGCCAGAAGCAGATTCTTGATTAAGCATTTTGTTGCCGAAATCCCAGAGGTTCTTAACAATGGATTGAGAACTCTCACCAACTTGAGTAACGCTATCAATAGCATTTTGCTTAAAAGAGTCCCAAGACTTGTTCAAGAAATCTATGTTATTTTTATATCCAGAAATATCAAGATTGCCAGCCTTATTAGAAGAAATGGCCTGTTCTACTTGGTCAAGGATTTGTTGTTGGGTGTTAGAGCCTTGAGTAAACATATTCAAGAAATCTTGCATATTTTTACCGGGAGTCCACCCATATTTCCCAGCAGTACCGTATGCCTGTAATGTATTTGTAACATCGGCATCAATACCAGAACCAAATAGTCTATTCCAAGAATAAAGAGCTTGTTTTAGAGTGTCGCCATCTATGCTATTTAACAAGTTAGCAGCGAGATTTTGGAATATATCACTATTCAGAACTTTGATAAAACCATCAAATCCAGATTTTATTTTGTTCAGAGTATTCTCAAATTTTGTCTGAGACTCTTCTAGTGCCTTTTTCTGCTCTTCTAGGGCTTTCTTTTGAGCTTCAATATCTTTGTCGAACTGCTTCTTCTGAGCGTCTAGAGCGTTTATCTGAGAATCGTAGGCTTGTTCAGCCTGTAGGTCTTTAAGGTCTTTCTCTGCTTCTGCTCTCTGGTCAAGAAGTTTTAGACGTTCAGCTTGCGCAGCGGCAGAGTCGTCGTATTGTAACTCAATTAGACGTGCATCAATATCAGCGATAGATTTTGTCTTTTCGGCAAGCTTGTCCTCATTATCCATCTCTTCTTTTTGAAGCTGTAGATATTCTTTTTGAGCATCAATCTTGTCATCAAAAGCATCTTTCTGGTCATCAAGACCATCCATGATTTTATCAAGATTATCTATCTGTTTATCATATCTGTCAGAGACCTTTTCAAGAATACTAAAAACAAGATTACCAGCCTTTTCAAGCAGACCAACATAAGTCTTAATCATGTTGGTGGTCATCTTATTTAGTTCTTCAATCTGCTTTTTAGCTTCATCAAACTGCTCTTTCTCGGCTTTAGCGGCATCTTGAATGCCTTTTAAGTAATTGTCTTGAAGTTTCTGTCTTGCCTCATCTATAGTTCCAGCTTGTTTCTTCCAAAGAGCAGTTAAAGCCTCAATTGCTTTTTCGTCGGACATTTCACTAATATCCAAATTGAAAGAATCGGCTAAGATTTTCCTTGCTTTTGGATTGTTTATTACTTCGTCAAAGAGGTTGTTGTAATCATTCGTAAATTCCTGAATAACAGTGGGGTCGTCCCAATCAGTTCGTTCAGAATATAGTTCTACGATGCTCTTTAGGTTTTTGATTTTTTCTTTGATTGCGTTCTCAAAGTCTTTTGCAGCTTTGTCAGCGGCAGATTTCCCAGAAGACTTGCCTTTTGAAGGTGTATAAGTTAGTCCAGCTTCTTGTAATTTTGTTAAAGCATCTAATTGTTCTTGTAAATCGTCCTGAGTCTCTTGCGCTTGCTTTCCTTGTTGTTCAAGATAGTATTTTGTTTTTTGCTGTCCACGATATGTGTCTAAATCTGTCGCAGAGACCTTTTCTCCTGCTTCTATTCTTTTTTTGATAAGCTTACCAAGAGCAATCATTTCTTGGTTTATTGCTTCTATTCTTTTTTTTGTTTCATCAATCACAGACTGCGTTTGTGTTATTTGTTGTTTTTTTGTTTCAATAGCTGTATCAAAATAACCATTTGATAAATCTTGAAGAGAATCAATATTTATTCTGATATGCCCGTTTTCTACAGTAAGCGCACTAACAAGAGACGGTTCTTGCTTAATTAGCTTCTGAACTGTGGCGACACTAAGTTCGCCCTTTTCTTTCATTTCGCTATACGCCGTATTTAGAATCTCTTGTTTCTCTGTGACATTTGCAACGGTAGAAATGTAATCCTTCATTGCCTCGTCTTGAGTAACGAGAGCATTTGTTGCCTCGGTAGTCCAGTCTGCAACCTGTTCGGAAGTTAATTCAAATATTGCTTGATTAACTTGCCCATACATTTGCTGGAACTTCGTAAGGAGTTCTTGCGTTAAATTGTCAATGTTTAAGTCATTGACATCAATATTCATAGCTTGCGCCCAAGCTGCTTTTATAGAATCATCAGAATTTAGAATTTGTTGTGCAAATTTATTTGCATACTCTTTTGCTGTTTTTTGCCCAGCTTCTCCACCGTCTTGAACAGCTTCTTGTAACTTATCAGAAATACCAGAAGTGTCAATTAAATTTTGGACTTTAATCGTTTCAAAATTAGACGGGTCAAGCGCTAGGTTAACCGTGTCAAGTTGCTCTTGAAGTATCTTATACACATCAGAACTTGTATCCCCAAGATTTTGTAAAGTTTGCATATCTTGAAGAATTGTTAATTTCTGATTTTGTAAAGCAAGTGTTTGAGCGTCCATCTGAGAATTAAGTTGTTGTAACCTAGTCGCATAATTCTCATCTGTTTTATCGAGATTTTGTTTTTCTTTGTTTAGCTGGGCAATATTTGCAAGGAGTTGATTGACGCTTGCTGATTCTGTGTCATAAAGTTTCGGTGCAATACCTACAAAAGAAGACTGATATTCTTCAACAGACTTATTATCACCATATCTTGATTTAATCTCTTCCTGAGTTTTTTCTTTTGATACGGCTTTATTCGCCTCATTAACATCATTTTGCGTTTTCTGAATTTCTTTTAGAACATCAAGTTGCCCTTGAAGGTTCTCTTTTTGTTGCTCATCTGCTAAGGTTAAAGTACCTTTAGAGTTGATTTCTGAGATTTGTTTGTTAATTTCAGTTATTTTATTATTTGTCTCATCAAGACTCTGTTGGCTCTCTTGCAGGGCTTCGTTTGCTTTTTTGACTTGCGCCTCTGGTTGAGCATCTTTCCAAGCGTTCCATGCTACTTTCGCAACAGCTCCAATGGCGGTAATGGCCGCTACCACACCCCATATTGGTACTGCAACAGAACCCATTGTAAATAATGTTGTATTTAGCGCCCCAATCGCACTTGTGGCAGTTGCCGCAAGACTTGGAAGTTGCCCAATTAAATTGGAAGTCTCCCATATATTTTTAAGCATATTACCTACGAAAGCTGTTGCTAGAGCAGCCCCTAGTGCTTTAATCATTGGTGATAGAACTGGAATTTTATTTAGTAGAATATTTAGAATTTCTACGACTTTTGACAAACCGTCGTATGCTAATGCAAGGGTTCTATCAAGGTTAGAATCCTGTGCAAATTGTTGAACACTTGCGGTTAATCTATTTTGTGCAGCTTCAAGAGATTCATTGTAAACCGTCATTTTTTCAGCAGCAACACCGTTTGCATTTTCTGCAACACTAGTTGCTTCCAAGACTTTATTGTAATCTTCCATAGCTGCAATAAATACGTTTCTCTGTCTTACGCCTGCCCAATCTGTTACTTTTGTGACCTATTATTAAAATAGGCGAGAACGGTTCTCCTTAAAAGTGTCTTTACACTTGACCGCTCTTCTATAAGTTTCCTTATAGTTCAGACTATATTTTCATCCTTATACAACAAAACACATCCCAACAATAAGAGATGTGTTTGATATAAGGAGCATTCCTCGTTTAGTCGTTACGATTTTTTATTATCGAGAGTATCGTATATAATAGTTTGTATTACTTTATACTCGTCGTCATCACTCAGTTTTTCTAGTTTATATTTCATATTTATCTTATAAATCATGTCTGGCACTTGCATTACAAATGGATATATAATTAAGAATAGTTTTTTTAAGTTCGGGACTGTAAATCTCAAGAAATAATTTCCCTTTTCTGGGGTTATTTTTACATCAATATCCCAAACCGTCTTGAAATAATCCTTCATAATTTTTTGCTCTTCGTATGAGAATCCATTTGTACTTAATTTACCAAATCTTGAAATAGCGCCATCTTTTTTCTTATGAACGGACAAGCACCCATCGTCCATCCACCAAACGGCCAATGATAAAGGTGTGAGCATATTAAGCCATTTTCTATTGACTGTTTTTTTACCGTTGGAAAATATTAGGGTTCTTATAGAGTTATAATCGGAGTGATATTTTTTATTTGTTTTTGTAGAAAATGACACATTAACCAATTCTTCATCTGTAATAATAGATTTTCCTACTACTCTTGTGCGAATATCAGACGAGATATCTGATAATATATCATGTTTCCAAGACAAATATTCTTTTTGTTTTGCTGAGTGAGAAAATACGATGACGTTATCTCGTTTTTTATAACATGAATCGCCAAGCAACCCACCTAAAATAACTGAAACTTCATCTTGTGACAAGGAATAAAAATCCATTCCTTTTCCACCATCCTTCATAATAAAATTATCTCGGTATTCCCTTATTTGTACAAACTTAGGGTTCACCGATATAGGAATGTTGTAGTGTTATAAACACCTACGAATTACTTCGTATTGTGGCTACTTAAAACCACATAAGCCAACTGGTTTTGTTCAAGAGTAGACATTTGACCCCATTTAGCACCGATTTCGTCCATAATGGTTCCCATGTCTCTCATTTTACCACTAGTGTCAACTAAATTGATACCATATTTAGATAAAACTTTATCAGCATCGTTAATTGTAGCCACAACCTTGCCATTTTCATCAACAAGGTCATCTAAATCTACTTTTGCTGTGATTTTACCTATACGCGCGATAATACTCTGCCAAGCGGAACCAATAACTTCTGGCGCTTGTCGAGTCTTTTCCTCGGAAATTGTAATTAGACCGATTAGTTTATCAAGCCCTAACCCTGCCTGTCCAGCAGAACTAGCGACTTTTTGTAATGCTGTAGAGATTTCACCTGTACTAGCGGCATAATTTAAGTCAACCGCAACAAGTTTATCTACGATTTTGCTTGTATCTTCTACAGCTACATTATAGGATTTTGTGATTGCCGTAAGTTGGTCAGTGCTAGAAGCTGCGTCCAATTGACCAACAACAGCCAACGTAGTTGACTGCTTTAGCATCTCCATTGCTTCTTGAGCATTATAACCCTGTCTTCAATTTGTTACTCTTAATAATCGCCACTTATCAAAAGATTCCATATAGGATTTTCTATGTATTTCTACATAAGTTCTGACTATATCTTTATCTGTTAAATTTAACAAGGTATCTCCCGTTTCAGAGCACTTGCCCTTACAATTAGTCGATGAACCTTATTCTTAAATATTATATCATATCTATTGAAATATTTTAATAGCTTTATTATAAATATTTAAGAATCTTGGCTGCTGATTATCCAATCTTCGATTATTTTACCATGCCTGAATGATTAGTTCAGCCATTATTATATCACTATAATAACTTGGTTATCAAAGCTCTAAGGACTTTCCAGCAATTAGAGAGATTTTACTTGACCTAGACATTTAAGCCAAGCATCTGCGCCTTCTGCAACCGTGGTCGTAGTAGTACCAAGTTGCTTTGCCAATTTAGTATAACTATCAGCCAATGCTACAGTATCTTCATAGCTACCCATTGTAACCATACGAACTTGTGTCATGGCTTGGTTCATATCATAAATTGCAGATGTAAATTCGCTAGTGATTTTGTTGATGGCTTCCATAACCACCTGATATTTAATAAAATTCTCTACACTAGACTGAATAGATTTCGATATGGAATTTTGTGCAGTATCAGCTTTTGCTAAACTGCCATTGGCATTGTCCAACGCTGTTTTGACCTTATTGGAGCTGTCAGCCATTGAATTTTGTTGTGCTACAAGTTTTGTTGTACCGTCGGAGCTTGTTACAACTTTAACACCATACGTTGTTAAAGTATTTGTTAGCTGCTGTAAAGCATTTTTAGCATCAGTATAAGCCTGAGTGTTTTGTTGACCTTTGCTCTCTAATTGCTTGACAGTCTGATATTGTTTTGCATACTGTTTAATAGCATTAACGAGTTCATTTTCTTGTTTTACAGAATCAGATTTTTTTTGATAGAGTCGTTCTTCTTGTGCAAGTTCTTGTTTTTTAAATTTTATATTATTCTGAGAACCGTTATATTGAATTGTGTATACCTGTTCTTCGCCTTTTGCAATATTTAAAAGCTCTGTATAATAGTTCTCTTGAATTTTGTTGCCACTATTCTGAGCATCAATAATTTTTAGTCGGTAATTATATTGTTCTTCGATACTTTTTATAATATTTTGTTCAAGTTGATTTTGCTCTTTGGTTTGCTCTGCGCCAGAATATGTAGCGGTAGAAGTTCTTAGTTGTTCAAACTCTTTTCTTATGTTGATTACTTCTTGAATATTTTTGGCAGCCTTTAGGCTTTCTGCTTCTGCTACATCTATTGCGTCTTTTAAATTTTGCTTTAGCGTTACAGTTGTTCCGCTTGCATCCTTAAAAGACGATGTAATATATTCGCCAGTTCTTTTTACACTGCCACCTAAACTTTCAACTAGTTTTGTGACTTCGTTGATATCATCTTTTTTGAAATTTTTCGGGAAAGAAAAGCCCCTCCCCATGACTTCGCTAATCTGATTTGATATCTTTTCTGCTATCTGCTTGACTTCTTCTTCAAGATATTTTCCGCTGTCAGTGACACCTTTGGTATCAAATTCAGGTGTAATTAGAAAACTAAAAATATCACTTTGAGATTGCGCCATTTACCCACCTCCTTATTTCTTATGTCTCTTTGTATCTTTGCTAACAGAAAGACCACCAACAACACGGTGTTTGATAGTAGTATCTTTGAAGTATTTCTTCATATAAGCCGCAATCTCTTGTCTTGCTCTACCAGTAAGAAGTTGAGAAAGTTCTTCGTTTACTCCTTCTCCGATACCATTTGTTTTAGGATTGCCATAAGGCGAGTTCCATGTGCCATCCATAATGTAGTCGTACAATCCTTCTGTAAATTTCTTATTATCGAAACCGTTGTGAGCGTCAAATTGTGGAGTTTGACCGGGACTATACGGACGAATGACACGTTTGAGCTTGTCCCAATCACAGTAAATTCTAATTTGATTTGGCATACCATGTTTGTCAATAATAGTATAACTAATAGTTGCTAAAAAACCGCCTTGTTCTGCTAATCTTTCATAATAAGGAGATTCAGAAATATCATCGTAAAAATACTTTTTTATATATTCCTTAATTTTTTTGACCCCTTCTTGGGCAATCGTCATCAGGATATTCTTAGCAGCTTTTTCATAATCATCAACAAAATTGTCATTAATTTTATCAATTTTATTCCAAATTGCCACTTGGAGTTTTCTGTTGTCAACTGACGGCTTCGCCATTTGTATCACCTTCCGGCTTAGAATACTTCTCCTTTAATTTCTTATCTGCTTCTTCCGTAGCAGACTTACGCATACCGTCCATTAGTTCCTTAACGGCAGGGTTGGAATATGCCATTACATCTTCTAGGAAGGTTCTATTCTTCTTAGTGTTTAGTTTCTTAAATACCTTATCAAGAGCATCAATCTTATCCTGAGTAATATTACTATCAATAGCCCCCTTAATAATATTCATAGTGTTAATTTCATTGATGCCAGAAGCCTTTTCAAAAGCATTCATAAATTTAACACAATCATTACCAATAGCTAGTTTTAGATAACGGTCAAATTCGGTTTCGACCATAATATCATAATACTCAGGAGACTTATCATCCTTTACTACTTCAATATCGGTATATTTAAGAAGAATATCAAACAAGACGTGCATATCATAACGCATAAATACAAGTTCGATATCTAGTTTATTGTTTAGATTCTCAGCAATTTCTTCTGAGAAAGTTTCATTAATCTTGTGGATATAAGCGTACTTATTACCAATAGAGATATAATTAGTAATATTGATATTCTCAAAGAGCCAACTGTCAAGAGCCTCTTTGTCAATCAGCTTGTTTTTATATTGGTTTAGTTTATCAATAACAGTCTTTAGTGTCATAATTTCAGCTCCTTTAATCCTTGTTAAAATAGTTATTTAGAAACTCTTCCATGCTATCGTACTCAGTATACGGAACTCTAATTAGTTTTATATTGTGTTCAATGCAATAATTTGTCTTGAAGTAATCATTCAATTTTAGCTCTGCAAAGCCTTCTTCTCCACCGAATTTAACAACAGGTTTATAGTGTTGTATGCCATCGTATTCTATTGCAATATTTAGGTCAGGAAGATAAAAGTCAAACGGCATATCTCTTTCTTTGCGAACACAGTCTCCAAAACGGTACTGACCGATATAATTTATGTTATGTTCTTTGAGATATTTCTCAAGACGTTCCTCTCCAAGAGATTTGTTACAACCACTATGTCCAATACCACGCCTAATATGGTCTGGCCTGAGATAAAAAGTTTCTCCGCATTTTAAACATTTGCATTCGATTTTGTTATGAGCAGATTTATATTCCCCAATTATATCTATAAATGGATTTTTTAATTCTTTTGAGACTATCTCAAATCTCTCTTTGGCATCAACAGAGGATTTCCAGTTGTTACCAAGTGTATTTTCGTAATAACAATATTTACATGGAAATTTTTTCTTTCTTATGTTAGACCATGTTCTTTCCTGAACGCCCTTATCTTTATGTCTTAAACATACGAATTTAAGTGGGGTCATATTATTAATGTACTCTGAATCTACTATTTCAATACCATATTTTACGGCCTCTGTTTTAACATATTCTATCCCAAGCCTTTCAGGATTCTTATAATCTGGCATTTTACTTTTTATATAATATCTCCCAGATGTAATTTCATTAGCACTTTTAGTATAATCTAAGTCAATAGAATTACAGTGTAAAAGAATCGGACTGTGTGCATTTTGAGCATCTTGAAAATCCTTGATTACAACGTCTCCGTTTGTTTCTATTTTAAGGAAATTAGATAAGTTATGCTCCGTATACGGATTTTTGAAATATTTACATAATTCAGCATTTCGCCTATAAGCACAGCTCAGATTGCTTTTGTTAAGATAATATTTATACCCCTCAGAACTTTCTAGCTCAAGTTTAGTATAATTTCTAATCTCGCTCGACTCATTTACAATTGTAAGACTATAGTGGTCTAATAATTCTTGAAGTGTCATATATCTCCTTGTTAAATATCGCTTACAGTGCCAGTCTTTACTTCTTTGATACCGTTTTCATCAAAGTATTCATCAAGCGTGTCTGCAACGTCAATGTCTGAATATAAGTTCACTAAAACCGAACCACTTTCCCTCTGCCATCCTACCAACGCAACAATAACATCATCAGGTAACTTCGCTTCCTTCATCATTGTAACATAACGATGCCTACAGCAGTGGCTATAAAAATCTAGGCCAGAAACAGCCGAAATTGTTCTACAAATGCTATCTGCTGTTGAAATACTTGCTTGACGATAAGTGCCGTCATCGTTCTTTACAATAAATAGCCATTCACTCTCAATATTATTTTCTTTGCGATATTTCATCCAAAGTTCATAGTATGGTTTGAAAGACTTAATAAATGTAAATTTATGAAGCAACTTGCCTTGCTTACCCTTTCCCTTGGTTCTGATTTGTTCAGGGGTCTTCCACATACAGCCGTAAACAATATTTTCGTCAGTGAACCAATCTGCTTTAAATTGAATCAGTTCTGCTTTTCTTGCACCAGAGCTGACAGCAAGAGCAAGATAGCAAGCCGCCTGATACCGTTTGGCGACAACCAATTTATCAAGACAATCTTGAATCTGCTCTTCGCTCATAACAGTCTTTTCACGAACAGTCTGCTTTACAGGAGTTTCCAGTTTAACAACAATATTTCTAAAATCAGGAAACTCATCATCAAGAACATTTTCAATATAATCTGACATAGAAGATAGAGATGATTTAATAGTAGAGATTCTATTACTAGACCATCCCATTTCTGTAATTGCATAATTAAAGAAACTAACAAGTTGCCGCTTCTTCAAATCCACAAAGAACGTATCTTTATTATGCAAATAATTCCAACAGAAGAACAGACGAATCATTTGTTCATATTGATAAATCGTCTGTGGAGAACGACCGCCAGTAGTCTTATATGCAAGATAATCTTTCAACAAGTTCTTATTGTCTTCATTAACCTTTGCCCAGATTTCTTCTGTATAAATTCTATTATATACAGTTCTTCTTCCCAATTTCGTCACTTCCAATCTTATCTAATAACTTTGCTACATCGTAGCTATAATATTTTTTCTTTAATTCTCTATCTATTTGAACAGCACCATACGCAATACAGTCCTGAATATTTATTGAAACTTTAGTTGATTTTTCTTTAAATTTATTGAAATCTTTGATACTCAAGAAATAAGTTCCATCATTTCTAAAGTCTAACACAAAACCACATATACAATTACAATACTTATTATACTCAGTAAGAGCTTGAATTTGATGCCAATGGATTTCTCGTTTAGTAGGGTTTTCTTTCGTTGGTTTCTCACGTTCAAAAGAAAAACTTTTCTTGTCTGTTGATTTTAATTCCAGACAATACATACAAGGAGTTTTGAACAAGATAAAATCAAATGGAGATTTCATAGAAAATCTTGTTGACTTGCTATCTTGCCCAAAACCACTTGCGCTGTCATGCAGTCTAATTACTGCCACATCTTTAGGAATACTCTCTTTGAACTTTTGTTCAAAAATCTTTCCAACATTCATCAATGTTAATCTCCGGCTTCCTGCCATTTTCAGTAAAGAAATATTCGTTGCGATTACTTTTTACGACATTATTTAGCATCAATTCCCAATATTTTTCATCTGCTGGGTTATCATCTCTTGACAGATAATAATTGATTGTGCTATACTTTTCAAGACGATACATCGGGTCGGGCAGATTAAAACAATACTGCTCATAAATGATAATAAACCGTAGCATAATATTCTTGTTAAATTGTAGATATTCAACAAGTTGGTCGTCTGAAAAAGTTAGAGTAAAACTATTTTCATCATTTGTTACAGATGTATATAAACTCTTCACGTTTAAATTTTTAGAGTCATATACGCCAATTAGCTGTTCGTGTGTAACATCTTTGATATACATTTTGAAACATTTATCCATATTTTTATCCCTTTCAATCTAAAATCCTGTAAACAGCCACAACCCACCCTTAAAAATCCCCGTGTTTACAGCACTTTATTTAGCAATAAAATTTCACTTTCATTGTCATACATCTAAAAATGAAAATGAGCTAAAAATCCATAAATATACGGATAAATAACCCATTTTCGAGTATTTTACAATTTAAGGCTTAATTTCATGCTTTGGCCTTTCTGTTTCAGTCTTCTTTGTAATAGAGGTACGGCCAGAAGTTTTGACTTTTTTCTCGTTTAATTCAGATACGTATTTATTAATTGTCTTCATTTCGTCACAAGGAATAACAAAATATCTGAAATCATCTGGTGTACGAGTTACGCCATCATGGCAGTCAAATTTTCCAAGTTCTAGGTCATAACCAATAATATCTACAAAGATATCTGTTCCTGCTAACTTTCCTCTCAATAAAGTTTTCATTTCTTCTCCTTCTATAATTATTGGTTGGAAACTCCCATTGTTCATTACACTTCTGCGAAAACATTCTTGTGAACAATAAGAGTTCTTATATGACCCAGCAGAAATGCAAGATGAACAAACATAATAGGAGCGTCCACAATAAGCACATATTCTATTATGTTTCATTTCTTACACCCAATTTAACATGGAATTACTTATTAAAAGCATCCCCTATTTTGCCCTTCTGATTGTCAAGTTCTTCAACAGCACCCTCAATCAAAGCGTCAATAATTTCATTGTCTTGAATACCAACTTTTGCGAGTATATCTTTTACCCATTGTTTTTTTGTTTCTTTGGGAATCCTTTTTGTATCTGCCATTTTTTCAGCCGCAGCTACAAAAAATTTCACAACCCGATATAAACCGATTTGCTTTAAAATAGTTACAAATCGAGGAATAATTGCAACACATAGATAGGTAACAAACGCAGAGATAACAACTCTAGTTAGATTAATAATAATGGGGGTTAAAAATTCCATCATAACAAATCTCTCCTTCCATTACGTTATTGAATCGACACGGTTGAACTATGACCGTCTCCATAAGTGATTTTAATAGTATTAGCACCAGATGCTTCAATATTTGCAATATAAGTAGATGCAATGGTTTGTCCATTAGAATCTCTGTTTGCTCTTTCCGCTATTGTATCACTGCCAGTGATGATGGCTGTGTACTGAGCATTATGAAGCTCGTTACCAGCCTCAGATATTGATTTGTAGCACTCCACAGAATTTTCCTTTGCTTCTTCTGTAGTATTATCAACTTCTTCTGAGTCAACAAGAACCCATGTTCTCTTAATGAATCCACGAGACTCAGAGGCAAATGCTCTGATTGTGGTGGAGGCGTAAGAAGACTCAATCTTCACAAATACATCGGCATAAGTTGCATTAATTGTGTCATCAACTGCAATCTGAACAAAGTCTGTTGACAGATTATTTCTGGCAAGCCATTTTACTTCTACACCAGACCTAGCGCCAGTGCCATTAGTTCTCATAGCAATTCTACAAATGCCAAAACCGCCACCAAGATAACCCTGAGAAATATATAGTGTTGTTGACCAGTCTTTATAATTTTCTGACGTTAAGTCTATTCTTGCAATACGATGATATGGATAATTATTCTGATTTCCAACCTTTGCATTACAGGCATAAAAACCTACTTCGGCCTCCGAGTCGTTAGAACCATCATATTTGTAATTTAACATGATGTCAGTGCCGCCACTTACAGTTCTTTCTTGTGACAATTTTAATGCCGATGTTGCCGTATTAGCGTTTCCACTAAAACCATCTTTGTTAATCACAAAATGTTTGTTATCTAAGTCAATACTCAATTCGTGTGAACCTGTTTTACTATACATAACTACGCCATTATCGTGACCACCATCAAAATGGATTTTATTTTCCTGATATAGCATAATTGCCGTATCAGAAACGCCAAAATTATTATTTAGCATAATACAGTCAGAAGCGGATAGAGTTAATGTGTTTTCTTCTGGGCTAAATATAGACACAAACCCATTATTCCCGCTTTCAAATTTAAGCATAGAGAACTTCCCAGATGTTGAATCTGGATTTGATAGCGTCAGTCCGTTTTTATCAATCTTTGTAACGCCGTTTATATCGTCTCCGTCAACAACATTCCAAGAAAAAAGACCTCCATCTTCAACTGTAAAATCTTGGTACGGAGTTCCATTCATATAGCCAGAGCTAATGGCGCTTGTCATCTCAGGGACTCCGTTTTTGGTACTGTAAATTGTAAGTCCACCATAAGGAGAACCAGAACCGTCTTCGTTTACAAGTTCGACAGACACATTATTGTGCTTATTTTCTAAAGATATATAGCTTGGATTTGCAACGAAATAGGTAGAGCCATTTGTACTGAACTGTATATTTTTATCACTATAAATATCTAGGTTATTATTTGAGTTTTGACTAAATTTAGATACATTGGAATTTTTCTTGAGATACAATGAACTATCATCTAATGTTATATCACCTGTCAGAGTACCACCAGATAAAGAAAGATACTCTTTTTGTGCATCAATTTTTCGGAGGTATAGAGAATCGGCAAGCTGAACATATATTTTTGCCAAACCTACGTTTATTTTCTTACTTACATCATAAGCCATAAAATCCTCCTTTCATAAAATTTCAAATATAAAAAATGTAGGCAACGTCAAAGCGTTACCTACATTTAATTTAACAAAACAAATTATTCTTCGTCAGTATCAATGGTGATAGTATACAGGTCATCAGAAGCACAACCAGAAACAAACTGCATAGAGATGTTCTGAACGGCAGGGTCGCCATCTGCTGTTAGCTCCCAATTCCAGTTACCATCAATTTGTGCCATGCCGTGAATAACGCAAGGATATAGCTTGCCATCACAAATATCTGCAACTAGGCCATAAGCGGTAACAAGAACAGTGTCAGGCATAGTACCAGTCTTAATCTCGATACGTTGGGCGTTTGCGGTAGACTTGACAGTATACGCCATAGATAGCTTAGTGCAACCCATGGTCTCAATCATATCCTTAACATCTTTTTCAGCGAGGGTAATTTTTGCCGGTGCAGGGGAAGTTTCGGTAACTTCTTTAGTATAAGTAAATTTACCTTCGCTTGCGCTCTCGTCCTCGGTAATAACCTTAACGTAGTCACCATCGGATTGAGTACCATAAATAGTGCCAATATATAGAGTCTGACCGGGTTCCTTTACGGCGGGAACAGGAAGGTTGTAACTATAAGTTGCGTCCTTTAGGTCAATCTGAATATACTTGGTATAAGTGGTTTCACCAGTAACGACATCAGTGCCGTTCTGAGCTGCAATAATTTCGGTGTTCCAAGTAGCGCTCTCCACATTCAGATTCGCACGGCGGCTGTGAGAAAAGCCACGTCCAATATATACATTACCTCTGCCTCCGCTAGGATACACCATTTCAACGGTATTTTCTAGGGTAGAAGTTTTACAATGCTTTAGATAACCGATAATAGACTTATCGGTAGTATCTTGTAGTAGGAACTCGAAGATTTGCTGTACAACAAAGTTTCGAGGGGTTCCAGCAGTTGCCATATTTTTTCCTCCTTAAATAATAATCATCAATTATTTTCAAGAATAGAAGACCAATGAATCTTATTTATATCAATCGGGTTTTTCTTTGTGTCGATACACCCAGAATGTAAAGCCTCCATTGTGTTTCTATAATTATCAGCCTTAACATATCTAAAATATGAATCATAAATTACATACACAGGTATATTAGGCAATTCATCATAAGAAAATATTTTAAAGGTTACGAGACAGGATAAGATACTTTGGAAATTAACTTCCTCTTTGTCTCTCTCTTTGCTCTTTTTTGCCTCATATTCTCTTTCTTCATAACTTCTTTGTAAGATTATTTTCTTTGCTTTTTTAGTAGCACCTTTAAGAAACTTGTATTCTGGATGAATCCAGTTTACTTCTCTTAAATACTCCACCAATATATGATAAGTCTGTTCATTGAACTTAATAGAATCAGACTCTATATATAACTTTTCATCTTCACATTTAACACTCAAAAGAAAAATTTGTGTATTTTCTCCAACAGTTCTGCCTAATACAATCCATTTACCATTTAAATCCAGAAAATAGTTAAGCGCATTAGACATATCATTATTGATAACAATACATTCTTCGTCCATTTCTGAAACGACTTCTCCATCTCTAATAAAAACATTATTTGATGTGCTATCTGCCAAACATTCTTGAATGAAAAACTCGTATTCGCTTTTGATATCTTCATACCATATCTTATTTTCCACCCACAGGATATCAGCGATATCTTTAGACTGAGTTGTGATAAGGGCTAGGTTTTTCATGTATTCACTATAAGCGTCTTTTTCACCAACGTCGTTAAGTAGTTTATCAAGTTTTGGGTGTTCTACATATACGTTTTCTGCTAATTTTAGCGGTCTCCCGCAATACAGTTGTAAAGCGTTCAATTTTTCAGTGTAAATTTAGGTAATAGATTTGTAGAACCACCATCACAACCAATTGTGCTATTTAGTGTTAGTTGATATTGAAGCTGCAAACCATTAAAATAACCATTATAATAACGACGTTGAAATCCTATCAGGTTCACACGTCCGGCAGAAAAGTCCTCCAACCTTTTGTCATTAATGATTGCGTCAATTTCATGCACGATATCGTAAAGACGATAAGCTATCGGATAGTCGGGATTATCAGACAGAATAACACTTTGTTCATCGTGAACTACCACATCGACACATATAATAACCTTTTTATACTGTGCAACCTCTGTGGTGTAACCACCATTGAGTGTTACAGTTAAATATGTTTTTTGGTCTAATTTTGCGTCAGGAATATGCTCTAGTGGATAAATATGAACGTCTGTGCATTTATCTAGGTCTTGCCCCATATAAACAAGATTATTCAACCCACCAATTTTCTTAATCTTTTCGTCAAAAGATTTATCAAAATAAGGGGAGGTATTTCGCTCGTAACAAGTCAACAACCTAACCAAACGCTCACTTCTTAGAAGTCTGTTATAAATAACTGCGAAAACGATAGAACTAAGCTCTTCGTAATACAATTATACAACACCTCCTAATTTAATATTAAATGTTTTTATTAGTATATCATCTTGGTAGCAATTCACAATAAGCGGATTGGTGCTTTGATGATAGTTTTTTATTCTAAAACTGTTATTTGTGGATGTAAAAGAATAATAATCTTTAGACACTGTTTTGTCCTTGTTGCATTCAAACGTATAGTTATCTCCATCAAGAACAAATGTTTTCGAGCCGTTTAAAAGAATAGTAAATTCTTCCGGCTGCTTTGGTTCTTTATCGTCATTAGCCAAATCATTCTTCGGATTGTCTGCCGCATTATAATTTTCAAAGTCTGCATAGAATTTTAATAGTCCCGGATTATCTTGGAATGTATTCATATTTAAGAAATTAACAAACTGTCTAATCTTATATGTTACACCATTTAACATAAAACGAGTATTAATTCTGTACCGACTTGTCCAATCATTATACTGGCAAACAACCTCAATTTTATCTTTGGCTACATCAATAACTTCCGATGTAGAAATTTGGTCTTCAACAATTTTATACTCAATATAACATGGTTCACGATGGATTGTTTTCTCGTCCTCTGCTAGAGTATTGATTGTATTGTTACAACGTCTAACATAAGCACTAGATGAACTCTTGCGAATATTATCACGCGAATATATAATCCAGATATTATCGTCAAAGAAATACCTTTGTCCTAACTTTGGTCTATAATCCAAGTCTTTATAAATTAATTTCTTATAGTCATCGTTTACACGCTGTCCGGTTTTAGCATCAACAAGTGATGTAATACGGATATCTATTTTATTAAATAATTCTTTTCTTTTTTCTTCATTAGTTGTAATTGTCTCAAGAGCATCAGAGCCAAATTCTTTCTCTTCCCACACGTCATCCCACCATGTAGACGCATTCTCAAAGACTTTATCAACCGTGTCTTGAAGTTGATTTCTCCATCTTTGAGCAGGGTGTTTATTAACATTCATGAAAGTATCATAATATGGCATGGTATCACCTAGCCTTTTTGACCAAAGAGATACAATGGAACACTAGTCTTTTAACCTCTGAATGTTCAATGGGTACTTGCGAACCCTCAAGAATACTAACAACAGAAAGGAAATTTACAATACCGAACATATTGTACAGCCCATTAAATTCCCTTGTTAACCTCTTGATGTAAGCAGTATACCCAGAATAATCATTTATAGCTTCGCAATCCTCAAAAATTCCAAGAATTGCAAATAGTTTATTAATTACAGATTGTTTATACTCTTGAATTTCTTTGTCAGAAAAATTGATTCCATTAAAGTCCATAGTTTCCCACCGCCCATTCAGCAAATGGGGTGTTCTTTAGACCATAGTTTATAATTTTCTGATTTACTTTTTCTCGCCATCTATCAGCATAATTTGCTTTCTCCTTCAAATTATTAGAAGCAGATTCACGCTTAAAGTCAGTATCTTGCAAACCACCAAGCTGAGTAGTATCAGAAATTATAAAGTCAAGCCAGCATTGAACCATTAAATCTGAAAGAATAGTCTTTTCTGTTAATGTCAGTGTGTCGTTAAATTCATACTCCCCTGATTCATTTTGATGATATTGTTCAATATCTTTCTGACAATTTATAAAAAGCGGAATCGCTCTTAGTAAGAAGTACATAAGCAAATCATCGGCTGCTTCTGGGTTATCATTAAATAGCCGTTTTAGCTCATAATCTTGTAATGAAATTAAAAATAATTTATAAATCTCGTTAAAATTTGTACCAGAAAGTTGTGTTTGCTCTGGTGGAGCGTCTGGTTCTTCAACAGGTTTGTCTTCTATTTCATTATTAAATAAACTAATATTGTTCAATCCCATTCACCGCCTTTCTTATTTAAAATAATTTAAGCAAGTGAGCGAATAGACTCTGCGCGCTTACTAATATCTACGGAACACAACTTATTAATCAAATTGACCTTGTTGTAGTCTACGTTCTTACCATCAACAATTTGATGAGCAACGCGATTTGCTACTAGGCTTTTCTGATAGTCACTTGCGTTCTCAATTAGAGTCTTCACTTTGTCATCGGAATAACTGCAAATATTTTCGATGTCTTTATACTTAATAATATTATTATAAGCATAAGTCATACCAAGAAAATAAACGGCACTTGCATCCTCAATTTCAAAGTATCCTTCTTCCGCAAACTTGTGATTCATATTCACAATTTGAATCAAGTCACGGTATAGCACACGATTTTCGTCGCCGTACTTATTAAAAGTAACAAAGCGTCTATCCCCATAAGTAAGATTAAGAGTCCCATTAAACAGACTGCGAACACGAATGCTCTTTCCGTCCTCTGGTTCTGTATAATCTTCTTCGGATGGGTTATCCTCGTGTACAACTGCAACAGATTCATTTTGAGCAGAGGAAGTAGAAAAACCGCGTAGTGCAGCAAGAATCTCACCAAGCGTACCCTGCATTTCTGACATACCCTTTTCAAGGTTTTCAATTCTCTGTGTATTAGTCGCCATTTTATACCCCTTTTAATCCAAAAATAATATAAACCCTACTCCCGAAGGAGTAGAGCAATTATTTAAAATTTAACAAGCAATCAGCTGACAGTGATGACACCAGCAATAGCGTTGGTGATGACACCGATACCCCAGCTCTTATTGATAGTAGTATTGGTGGTCAGGTCTGCATCTGCATTGCTATCAACAGTGTTAGAGGTAGTAGCACCCTCTAGGCACAGCTTGACAGGCTTCTGAGCAGAGGGGCTGATGACATAAATCTTATCATCAGGCAGAGCCAGCTTGTACTGGTCAGCAGCGGCATAATCGGCATACTGAGGCATAACCATTACATCAGTACCATAAATGTTAGAGATATAGCCAACACGAACGTAATCGGAATCAACCATCATACGCAGATTAGCAGACTGAGGAAGTAGGTCATGAACAGCGCTCATAGTACCCATCAGAATAGCGGGAGCACGGTTATAAGCAGAAACAGTTTGAATTAGCTTAATAACGCTCTTGTCCGCTAGACCAGCAACGTGTAGAGCCTCTGCGCCATTGTCCTTAACATCATCCATGGCGGTAGCAAATGCTAGAGCAATTTCCTTGGTTAGTTCTGCTTCCATAGATAGAACAGCCTTCATCAGGAAACGAGCCATGGATTCCTTGCCACACAGAGCCTTGTACTTATTGGAAGCAACAGAAATATTGTGGTTGAAGGGGATGATAGAACGCTGCCCAATATCTTCACGCTGGAACTCAGTATTACGCTGATTCCGACCAGCCTTGGAGACAATAAACAGGTCGTTAGACTCAACATCAAACTTAAAGCTATCACCAATAGCGCCATTACGCATTTCGGTATAGACACTGGTAGTACGGTCTACAAAATCAGGTAGAACCATATCAATGGCGGCATCAATAACAGCCATGTATGCCCACTGGAAAGTGGGATTCTTAGCCATCATCTCAATGGAGGCAAAAGAATTATTGAAATCCAGACCAGATAGCTTCTTAACTTCTGCCATCAGTAGGTCATTAATCTTCTTCTCCTTCTCGGCAAAAGAGATAGAAGTGTCAACAGGGCCGTCGTACTGACCACGCTGCTTTGCATAGTCATTAAAATAATCCTTAATCTTTACTTCGGCAGTCATATCGCCGGAGAAAGCTAGAGTCTTCTCATTCATAGTATTATTCTCCTTTTCTTAAAATATCATCAAGCTACACATACAACGAACTTGTAAGCGGTAACTGCCTTCTTAACTAGGTTGCCATCGCCAATATGAGCGGTAGTGGCACCCAATGCCTTTAGATACATACCAGCAGTAGGAGCGGTAGCCGTAGCCTGTGCCTTTAGGGTGAACTTAGTAGTATCAGGAATTAGGAACTTTGCAGTAGCCATTTCAGTTGCATTAGTCTCACTAGGAACGATAGTAAGAACATCGTCTTCGATTAGCTTGAAAGCATCAATAGGATGCCCCTTGATATTTACGAAATCGCGGATATTGTTATCAATACCCTTTAGCTCAGTGCCGTCAGGTAGAGTAGTAATAACGACTTCGGGGCTAGATGCCATCCATAGATTCTTTGCGTCTGCGGCAGGCTTGCCAGCCTTCCAAACAATCTTGCTATCAGCATCGGTAGAATACTCACTTAGAGCAAAAACTGCACCGTTGGGTACGTCCTCTTCGCATACGACAGTACGGTTCCAGTTATCAACATTTAGAGCCGCATAGCCGTTCTTAATTAGAACATCATACATAGTAAAATTTCCTCCTAAAATTAATAATTTTTAATTGTCCCAAATGGAACCAGTAGATTTCTTCTTCTCTCCATAAGGTAGACCAATCTTGTGAATGTTGCCAGAGGGAGCACCAACTCGGTCAAACTCTGCGGCTTTTACCATGTTACTCCATGCGGCTACACTATCATATTCGCTAAATTTAGCGATATAAGCATTACGTTCATCCTCAGACATTTCAACGCCCTTTTCAGAGATTTCGTCTAGGACTTCACACATCTTAACCATATTAGCTTCTTGCTTTTCTTTTTCTTCTGCTGCAAACTTAAAAGCCTTTAGTTCATCATAATCAGACATGGCTTCAAATTTAGCCATATATGCTTCATTGTCCTTTTTTAGTTTTTCATTTTCAGCAGTTAGATTAGAAATTTCAGACATAGCTTCTTCAAGAGACATATTTTCCTTATTGTCATCATCGTCATTGTCAGGCTCATCATGACGCTCATCGGAATCATCATCTTTACCGTCTTCATCGTCAGCCATTTTCTTGTCACTACCCATTTTAGTTTCGCAAGATTCTGTGATGGTCTCGGTTTCACAAGCCTCTTCAACCTTTTTCTCGGTCTTTTCTTCGGCTGCTTCCGCTTCCTCCACCTTAGTCTCATCTTCCTTCTTGGTCTCAGTGACTTCGGCTTCTGTTACTTTCTTCTCTTCTTCCACGTTTTCACCCTCGTCCTGTTTATAATCTTCTGCAAAATACTGGTTGAACTCATCTTGCGAGAAACCAAATTCTGCAAAATTTTGTGTATCCAAACCAAGCTCACGATAGTGTTTCAGCAAGTGGGACTTCACGTCTCCTTTAACAATTCCCTGCTGTGCAGCCCTAGAGAATGCGGACTGCAAGCCATCTTTATGAACAATAAGTTTACCATCACGAACAACGTGATGTGGATACTTGAATTTCGTAATTTCATACTCATTGTCGGAGAAATCACCAATTAAATATGCCTCTTTTAGCAAAGACTTTGCGTTAGACGCTTCTGTAATTGGCTTGAATAGCTTCTGACCGGGATTAGACCACTCGCCACTTGTAGCGGCTTCTTTAGAATTATCAATAGAAATTTTGTCAGCAAAATTTTCTTTAATATAATTTTCTTTATCCTTAGAGAATTTCATAAGCTGAACATTGCTTCCCTTACAAGCCTCTGCAACTTGGTCTGACAAAATAGTAATAGCTTGATATTTCCAACTATAAACGTCTGGTTTATCAAATGGGCCATTATCTTGATAATCAGTAGTGGTCATTTCAACAGATACTTTCTTTCTGTCATTGGAACTATGAATAATATCAACAATATTTTTAGAATAGTTTTTCCAAATAAGAGCTTTAATAGTCAAGAAATTCTTGTCTCGCTCTTCATCATATTCAAAGGTGACAGGATTGTTTTCAGAGTAAACAAACCCAACCGGGATTTCTGCCTTAGAGTGAGTACCAATACCGTCATCATTCCAATCAGTAAACTCAACTACAACAGGAACATTATAAATAGTATTAGCAGTCGTTTTAAGAGAATCAAAAGAAATTGGCTGAGTATGACTATTCTCTTTTTCTGCAAATGCACGAATCTTAGTGATAGCAAATCTATCATCGTCTTCAATAACATTTACGTCGTCAATACCAAATGTGAAATATAAACTTTTATTCTCCAATCTCATGTCACCTCCTTTCATTAAATTTAACATATAATTACTCCATTAGACCGACCTTAATTAGGTCGTCTATAAGAGAATTGTAGGCAGTTTTTAGAGTAGCAATTGTAACATTACCATCTAGCTTATCGTGGTGTGCAATCTTAGGTGCATCAATTACATTAGTAACATTTTGCACATTGGTAGTAGAACCACCACATTCATCAATAGCGTCAGAAATAGCCTGCCCGACATTTAGAGACTGAGTTAGACCATTAGAGCTATTTAGAGCCTTAATCACTTCTTTAGATAGTGCCAATTATATCACCTCAATTAATCGTTAAATTCCTGTTTGAGTTCATTAGAACCTCTCGCCCAACTTGCTTCCGTAGACTCAGAATCACTCTCAGGTTTTGGTGGTCTACCAACGCTACCTTTAGTAAGAGGATTCTCTGGTGGTTTTGTTGTTGTGCTAGTACCAGTTCTAGTTTGTACAGGGGGAGTTAGATATTGATTTAGAGGAATGACCATCCCCTTAACATCAAAACAATTCTTGGAAATTTGTAAGTGTCTTGTATACTCGAATACATTCATATCATTGCAACGGGCGGCAAGCTGCATATCTACAAATCCTATCTTAGAAAAATCATTGAATAGCGCTTTGCGCTCTGCCTTTTGGTCAGGGACATTTTCATCATGGAAACGAACTTTGAATTTATATTTCTCGGTCATTCTATTAATAAAAAATTCCATAAAATTAGCAAACATAGGATAAAGCGCTTCAATAGTATTATTATCAATCTGAGAAGCTAGTTTAGACTGATGACTATTTAGCTTTTCAGTTCCAAACAGGGCTTCACTAGAAGCAACACTTTGTTTAACAACAGAGCTTGCATAGTCAACATCGGAATTGGTATTTGAAACACTAAAATCTACAGCTTTAACATCGTCAGTGGGCAGCACAGCTAAACCAATCTGGCTATTTAGTCCTTTACGAGCAACACCTAAGAATTTACCAATCATCTCAGGTGTCATATTAATAGAGTTGGCGACCTGACCACTCTTCTGTTCTTTATTGAACCCAAGGATACCAACCAGAATCTTAGAAGCATCAATAAAGTATTTATCCTGTTGTAGACCTCTAACAACAGGCTGGAAACTAGCATTACCAAGAATGCCCGAATAATAAGGCAAAATAGTTGCTAGTTCTGGGTCGAGCTTAAAACACCAGAACCCATTTTCAGGAGAAGTCTGTTGCCAATAATTAAAGCCAGTATTTCTTGATTGCAAACGTCTTGCAGGGTCATAAGGTTTGTTATGGTTCTTTTGAATCCGATTTAGCATACGTTTGAAGATAGTGGGGTACATATCAATATCAACACCATCCATATTTAAAAACCATGTCATATCAAAGTCATACAAATAACCATAGTCAAAACGCCCAGTAATCTTGCAAAATTGTTTTGGAAGCTCTTGAAGAGTATATTTGTCTCCTTCATCACGGAGAACACTAAACATTGCACCTTGTCTAAAACACTGACGCATAGCAGTCGCAAATTCTGTGCGATAATCGAACTTGTTACAAAACTCATCTACTTTAGCCAAATCTTTCTTAAATTCTTTAGACTTTAGTTCAGATTCTTTTGTGACATTGATTGGGTCAAAAGTTAAGTTAAATGCCGCCAGATTTGGCAAATATTGCGTTAGACGCTTAAAGGACATATTTGTAATCTCAAGCGTCTGTGCATAATTAGAAAGAATTTCCTCTGAATCCTTCGCGTTCTTTAAAGCCTTTTCAATATCTGCTACGGTAGTATCAACTTGTGTTAAGTTAATATCTTTTAGCCTTCTATTAATAGTATCTGGCGTATTATAATCAGCGCCACCACTATAATAACTGCGATTATAAGAATCAGAGAAATTCATAAAATAATCATACGCATTTAGAACATCATTAACCTGTTTCTCAGACAGCGTTTCTTGTTCAACTTTCTTTTTTCTTGGCAAACATCTCACCTCACTTTCTTAAAATAATTATCCAAAGAATGTCCAGTCTAATAGACTATTAGTTTCTTGTTTATTGATGTATTGGTCTTCCAACAATTTGGCGTACCAAAGACCGTAAGCCAAAGACATAACACGGTCTTTACGATTTCCAGCTTTTTCCTTTAGGTTAATATAGCCCTGAGTAACCACCTGTTCCAAACTGATTGCCTCATCAACAAGCCGATTAGTTTGTACATAAGGATTCATAAGACGTTTCTTTAAATCCTCATCTTCAATCTTGTAATACTGATAGTTCTTCATCATATAATCAAGACCCTCTTGGCTATCAACAAGTAGATTAACTCGCCCATCGGTAATCAAATCACGCATATTACTAAACATAGCAGACTTCAACTGGATTGGAGTTTTAACAGAATAAATTACGGGTACTGCATTTCTATCAATAGTACGGTTGACCATCTTGATATCTTCTGGGTTAACTACCGTCCATGCAGGGTAAGTAACACCACGGTTTTCATCATAGGTTTCCGTGGTAGCATAGTCAAAAATAGAAATACCTCATTTGTTATCTTTAGAGCTTTTTATCTCTAAATTCTAATACTTACCATTCGTATTAGTTCAGCATATCTTTTCATCCTAAATTTAAATAGGAGTTGCGGACTCTTGGAGATGTTATATTCTATAAATAGTTTCAATCTCTATGCGTTGCGTGTGTTATATATATTATTATATAACTTCCACTCTGATTAGCGTTTCAGCCTTCCAGTTTTTTCCGCAATACTTAATTATATATTACTATATAATTGGCGCAAGCATTTCACGCCTTGTGTATCAAGTATCATATAATCGCATTCAAACTCATAAAATAATTGTTTCATTCTCTTAGTTTGAGCGATTGAGTTTAGACCATGCATACTATCTGCGTATGGTACAATAATTGTATATCTTCCACTATCAGGAATTAACCTAATAATAAAAAATGCAGTATTGTCGTTTTTGCTAGATTCAATAACAGCAACGTCCATACACAGCAACCTAATTTCATTGGGTAGTTTTTCTTGATAGTAAGGGTATTTTTCTCTACAATCTTTATACTGAATATATTCCTCATCAGACATACAACAGAATGCTTTGGAGTTAGTTCTAACTCTATCCATCATTTTATATGTGAAATAAGAGTTGCCAGTACCACGTTCTGCAATACAGTTATATTCTGCCTGTAAAATGTTAATATTTTCCAGATTGGATTTAAAAGTGTCCTCTACTTTCTTTTTGCTAATAAACCCATTTTTAACACCAAGAGCATAACTAACAACTGTTGCGCAATAATCTCTATTGCCGTCTGTCATCCAGTTTATATAATCCTCAAAGGTCTTATAAGACCACTCATCCGCACGTCTAATTGAAGATAGGTAAATCTTTCTTAATTCTTCGTGTTTGTATTCTTCTGCTCTTTGCTCTCTTGTTAAATCAAGATATCTTGGTTTTCTTGGGTCGGAAAGCATAGGGTCAAAAACACGAGTAATAACTTCTTTCTCTGTACGGACAAATTCATCAACAATTAATATATTAGCTCTCAATCCGAGGGCATTTTCACTGTACGTCGCAGTAAAAATTGTAGAACCATTTTTGAACGGAACCTGACATTCATTAACGCCAATCTTAATCTCATCAACTTTGATTTCCTGTTCTAGGTTCTTACTCATTCGCATATATTCATAAATCTTCTTAACGAATTGTTTACTCTGCGATTTAACAGGACAAACAACAAGAATTTTGAGACCCGGATAAAGAATAGCCATTTGACAACAGAAATCTAATGTTAGAGAAGACTTCGCTATGCCTCTGCTCCCTATAAATATATAGTTTGCAGTATTATTCATTTCCCAAATTAAAACTTTTTGAAAATCATACAATGGTAAACCTAGATATTCAGTAATAAATCTTTGAGGGTTCGCTCTCCAATACCCAACCCATGCCTCAAAATTTTCATTGTATTGCTCTTGAAGTGTGGCACGTTTTTTCTTTAGTCTTCGGATTGTAATTTTGTCTGACTCTGACATTCTCCATCACTCTCCGTTCCAAGAAGTTGAGCTTTACCCTTTTCAATTATATCAATACTCCAAGGTTCAAACTCCTTTTCAAATTTTTCAACATATTTATTATTTTTACCCAAAGCCCTTGCAGTACAACCAGCAAACGCATCAAATAACAAATTAACATTATCTACATCTGCTAATTCAGGGTCGGCTTTCTTAACAGGTCTAAATGTTTCAATATCTTCAATGCGCTGACCAACAACCTTAGAATTTTGGACGGCCCTATTCTGTTTTTCAAGCAAGCCACCATTATTCATAAGTGAAGTTAGAGCGTTTAGTTTCTTTGTAACATCTTCACCATTTTCACGAGCTTTATTAATGTCAAGGGTTTGATAACAAATCTGTCTAACAATAATATCAATATCTTTGGTATCAATTTGGCCTAGTTTGGATTCCCAATCCATATATTCATTTTGAAGATATGCTAGGTCATCATTATCAAATCTTCCCCATACACTTTGCAAATATGCTGTACTAAATTCAATATCTTCATAATTATCGTCATCGTCAAGCTCGCTAGTAACTTTCTTAGGACGTTTAATTTTTGTATAAACATCGTAGTTACTAAGACCTTCAATATTGTTTTCGCCCTGAGAATCATCAAAGCTCGAACCCCAACCATTTTTATCTGCGAATGCAAGATTCTTTAGGTAAATTGGCAATAGGTTCTCTTCTCCATTTAACACAGAGTTTTCATTCTGAGATTCTTTCATAGCCGCCAAATACGCTTGATGAATGTACGGAATATCAATTTTTCTACAAGTAAAATAAATAGCAAGGTTTGTATTACCATTGTATTTTACCAAGTATCCTTTATAAATAGACTTGACACAATCCTTACAATATGGTATCTTATTAAAGAACTTATGATATTCGTCTTTTGTGGCATTGAAATTATTTTGAACTCCACAGCCACAACTAATGCAAATCAGTTTCTTCTTCGTCTCTTCTCCGATTTGTTTTCCTTTTTTAGCAATAGCCATGTAACCACCGCCTTAATCCAAACGGATAATATTTATAGATTCATAGGGATTATCAGGGGTGACAATATACATAGTCTGGGAAGGGTGAGAAGTGATACGCAAAGACTTTGCATAGTTATCTGTACCACAAAGAGAACCATTCATAAAAACCATAGTTCCATCAACTTCTTTAGACTCTACATGGTGTTTATGTGCAATAAACATCGCATCATAGAACTTATGGGTTAAAAGCGTCATATTCTGAACTATATCATGAATACTGTCTTTGTCTCCATGAGAGCCTAGATAATTCCAGTTATAAATACTAAATGTTAAAATATCATTATCAAATTCGTTCTCATTAATATGAATATTATGGACATAATGTAAAGCTGCTTTCAAATACCAGTCAACAAGTAGAGAAAAATTTTCATTTTGCAAGCTATCATACTTATTAGCCATACAACGAGAATGATTATCAATAACAGAATAATATTCAATATTACAATGTTGAGAAAGCCCATTTAGAAACTCTGCCAAAGCATTAGAAACTTCCATTACCTGTTCAATAACATTCTTACGATTCTCAATCCGAACAGTATTATGAATATATCCAGAAATAGCATCGTTTAAATTAATAACGTACAGAGCACCAATCTTTTCAGAATAAATCTTCTTAACAACTGTGTCAAAAAGTTTGGTCATGCGCTCATGGAAGATTTCAGGATTATATTTATTAAGATAATTATCAGTCACCATACCATAATGGAAATCAGATAGGCATAAAATAGCACTCTTCTCGGTTGATGAAAAGTTGCTTTTATTATCATTAAACTCCAAATGATTTTTAATAACATAGTCTGAAATGTCTTGTTTAAGCATATCAAAACGAGCAATCTTATTAACATCACGGTTAAGCGCTGCTTTATAATCCCGCATCTTGACAGTTTTTAATTTAATATCTAGCTCTTTATTCATTAACTCGTCCATTTGTTCAGACGGGTCTTTATTCTTTTGATAATCAACTCCATCAAGGAATGCCATATAATATTTACGATAAGCACTTTCGTCTTTTCTTACGCCAGTTGCTTCAAACATAAGGTCACAAATTTTAGACCAGCTAATATCGTATACGTCTTTATTGATAGCTAGACGTAAACCATATTCCTTATCGGTCTCGTCCTTACGCTTTAGTAGACTATCTTCCATGTGTACTCCTTTCTGTACCAAATACCCCTTTAATTCAGCCGATGACTTATTGCCATCGTTACTATCCACAAGCATCTTTACTTATGGATAGTTGCCATAGCAACAAACATTTCTATATGGTTTATACGGTCGTATTCTTTAATACTTAAAAACGGTTACTAAAATTCATCAGCGCCTCGTACTAACATACAGCTGTATAAATCATAATTAGTTTTGAAACCATACAATACCGTAGTAATGTACTGGTTTTCTCAACATTTATCGTCGCTGTTTAACGACCTCTAGCCACGCATCTAGCATCATTTAGCGAGAAGTTTTTAACTTAGTGTTAGCAATTTTCCAGACAATCTTATTCTTCCAGTCTGTCTCATTCTCTTTATAGATATTACTAATCATTTCATCAACATCCGCAATATCACCATTGTCTTTCAATTTTTGAGCCATAACCATTGCGGTTGACAAATCATACTCGTAATGAGTTAGTTCTTCATTTGCAAACTCTTTGAATTTGGAAAACATAGAAGAGTCTTCAACACAGCCCATTAGTTCTTGGTAACACTCTGCCGTTTCAAGTTCACAAATAGAATACTTAATTAGTTTTTGGATAATATTTTTAGATTCATTTACTGTCATAATAATCACCTATTTGTTAAAAGTGATTTTATAATTTAATGAAATGTTCAAGATTTATTCTCAGGTGGAATAGTTGGTAGACTTAAAATTTTTTCATGAACAGACGGCATCATTCCGTTACCGTGCAACGCTGTGTAGCTCTCAAACATGTGTTGAAAACTTTCTAAGTCATTAACAGAAATCCAACCTTTGACTTCATAACAATTATGATATGTCCTTAACATCGCATCCCGAAGTATATCTCTATCCGCTTGTGAATTTTGATTTCCTTGCTCTCTTAAAACCTTAACATCATCAGAAAGAGAACTTATCTTATCCTTTTGAAATGCAATCATTGCATACTGCTCTTCGTTTTGTTTAGCAATTTTATCAATCGCATCCTTGATTTCTCTTCTCTCCCGCTTTCCCTCTTTTAAAGCTTCGTCTTTCTTTTCATAGTGCCTTTTCACAAAGAACAAAAGGAGTCCAGACACACCAAAAGTAGAGCAAATATTAATAATAATTTGCAATACACCCATTGATATCCACTACTTTCTATAATATTTTTGACCCCTTTTATTCCCTGTCGTGAATCATCGCTCGGTCAATTTTTATTTTTACGACGAGTCAGAACCGTCACTCGTTTATTTAGTCTGGATTATTTTACCGATAAGACAAGACTAATGCTTATCATCTTCTATTATTCTTTGTAATAAAGAAATAATAGTTTTTTCATTTTCATTTATTTCGTTTAATAGAGAAATAACTTTTTTATTTTCTGAGGTATTATCGAGATTTAACCTATAAGATTTCTCAGAATAATTTAATAATAATGAAGCAATAATTGTATCTGCAACACCAAGGGCATCTAATCCACCTAATTCTGCATTAGTATTAAGAATCATTTGACGCCGCCACCCAACAGTTTAATTATTTCAATATTTTGTTCTTCTATAATCTTTAATTCAGACAATAGTTTTTCAAGCAACATATTCGTTTGTTCGTCAAGTTTATTTTCAATATGTTGGTTTTGCTTAATAAGCTCTGTATTTAACTGAGATGATGTCGCACCTTTAGTCGCTTGATAAACATTTATAAATTGACTAATGTTTGCAGCTCCTGATATTAAATCAGAATTTGCTATTGTTGCTAAATCATTTATAATCATAGAACGCACCTCTTTAAAGCTGGTTCTACAATTATAAATAATAAAGACCAGACAGGCAAGCCAAAGAACCTGTATCTCCTAACAACGGGCGATAGCAGCTTAATATCCCTATCCTCTGGTCTTTAATTAATCAAAACTTAAATAGAGTCATAAATTTTTCGCCATATTTAGATAGCATAATATAACACATAATATAAGCAGAGCAAATAGAAGCAGAAACAAACTTTATATCAAAAAACGCCAAAATACAAGCTAAGAAAATTAACACACAAGTCCCCTCAATATAGCGTCTTTTAAACTCGATATCTCTACTCCCTCTACTAGGAGAATTTTCGCTTGGTTTCGGAATAATATAAAACATATCAACAGATGCCAGAGATGTAATAATAACTCCAATCATTACAAACATACTGTTTACGGATAATAAAATAGCTATCATACTTCCAACAAATGAGATAATGTTTGTTACTGCCCAACAAGATGCAAATGTTTTGCAATGTTCTCCACCACAAACAGAACGTAGAAAACAATAGGTAATTTGAAATACAAGAAAATACTTGACATATCCAAAAATAAGAGATATAATAAGTCCAGTTCCAAACTCAAACAAGAAACTCAAAATAGCGAACATCCCATATTGTGTCTCTTCAATCCCATCCTTGTCTTCATGGAAATAATTTGCAACTTTTAAACCGAGTTTATAAGATACGTCTTCAATATATCTAAAAATATCCATAACAGAATATTCCTTTATTACACAAAAATAAGGGAGCCAGCCAAAAGACTGACTCCCTATATTAAAGTCTACAATGTCTATAATATAAGGATAAGGGAAGATTAGTCTTCCTTATTTTCCTTCTGAGCCTTTTCCATCAGAGAATTTGGCATCTTAGGCTGGTAGTGACCGAGAGAAGTAAAGGCTTTTTCAACACAGTTACTTGCGAAAGTTTTGAAAATGTTTTTCATATAAAAATCTCCTATGTTTTATAATAGAATATAGTATAATTTGCACGAAAAATATAGTCATATTTGATATAAATTCGTGAAATATACTTCTTGAAAAGAACATATCATATTTATCTATTAACAAATCAAATATATTAGATATGATTATTATAAACAAACAATTGATTAATTCGGAAATAAAACATCTAAAATAACCTATGCGGCAAGACACAATTCTGTAATAATACATGATAGAAAATGGTATTATTATATAATTCACAGAAACATTAAAAATTGCAAAGAACCATTTCCCATACCAAATATACGGAACTAGCTGGATAAACAAATTTGTCGCACCAAAATCCCACAAAAGTAATGCTCTTTTAATGGTAAACTTTGTGTCATTCTCGGCAATAACATCACATAACAAAATCAAGATATATGCTTCAATTGGATTATAAATTAACAAACTTAGTGGAACACTCATAACGACTTCTCCTTGTACTATTTTATGGAATTATTTGCTTCCATTGTTAATATAGCACAACATACAGAAGTTGTCAAGACTCTTTTCTAAATTTATCATGTTTTCTTCTGATATATCAATCTTATTAGAAATATCAGATAGAGCATTAGAGAATATCTAATATGAAGTCAACCCAACATGAATCTCCGTCATACCATTTTTTCTCACCAGTTATTTTATTTACTGCAATTATACATATATTTTCATAGTCAGGATAAACCCGATAGGAAATCCCATCAGAATCCACAAAAAGCTTATCGCCAGAAATTTTATATTTAATGCCATAAGCTTCACATAAATCCTTTACATAAGACACGCATCTATCAGAGGATAGGCAATTTCTTTCTACCCATCTTTTACTCCGATTGCTGTTCGGATTTCTCTTCATGCTCAATCCTTTCTAAAATTTTTCCCTTAAATTCCCTATTCTCTTTTACTTCCTTTAATATAATTCTCTGCGTACTCTTTTCTAAATTTATCATGTTTTCTTCTGATATATCAATCTTATTAGAAATATCAGATAGAGCATTAGAGAATGAGTTTAATTTAGAATTGATATAAAGTAGCATAAACACGACCATCAAAGATAGTAAGCCAAAGAAAATAATTATTAGAATATCAGAACCATCAAATACAATCTGTTTCTTTGTTGCATACACAACAGAATAATAAACTGTGATAAATGTAGTCACAAATACTACGATAGCAACAGAAAATTTCTTACAATATTTTTCATATAATTTACCCTTTACTTGCGATTGCGAGTCCACTGTTCAAGATATATAGATAGCTCAGGCACTTTCTCAAATACCCAACAAGTCTTATTCTCTCTGATGTGTACAAACGAAGTAATAGGTTCAAATCCATTTCTTTCCAGATATTCTTTAAGATTAGGAGAATAACAAGAGAAATATTTTTCTTTCTCATACTTCATACTACATCACCTTCCTTATAAATATAAAGGTGATTATTCTTCGCATTTTTACCAAATGTCATAATGTTTTCCTTTCATGCACATACGGGCGCACACCTATAAGTTAAATTTCAAATTATGTCTATAACAAAATATTATAGACACTTTACTAAGTACAATAACTTATACTCACTAAAGGGTCTATAATTTCTAAAATTTAACTCAAAATTATTTCTTTTGTTCTACCCATTTGGATTTACCAAATAAGCCTTTCTTTTCAACCAGAATAGTATCTTCTGTTTCTTTTGGTTTTAATACAGTAAGTGATTTTGAATCATCCTCTGATACATCAGAAGAATCTACATCAATCGGTGTATCTAAATCATTGACAGAAGTTGTACTGGTCGCTGGTATATTTTCTACTTTAGCATAGATTTCGTCTAGCTTAGTTTTTGTATCTTGTGCAAATTCACCAAATGCTGTCGTTAAATTATCACTAGTCGTTTGCAATGTTGCTATATTAGCAGTAATTGTATTTAAACTAGCTTGAGCGGCAGTAGCTTTTGTTTCAAGGTCAGCAAGTGCTTGTGCTTGCGACTGGATTAATTGCTGGATAAGATTCTCAATCTCTTCCAGTTTCTTATCAGAAGAACCACTCCCTGAATTTATAACACAGTAAGGGGATTTAGCACAAATAAGCCGCATATTACAGCAACAACATCTTGACATCGTACCGCATGGGGCAATACCGTTGTTTAATACCATTCCTTCCACTCCTTATTATATTATTAAGTAAGCCAACCCTCAATATAATAATCAGTAGGAGCTAGAGGACTTAGAACGCGGACAATTTTCTTTACATCGTCATACATACAGTACATTAATCTCTGGCTCTGAGAGTACCCAATAGCCTGAGAAGCAAGGACTGCATTGCCAAGACGGTCAACAAGGTGATACTTGTTGACTTCATCATTGTCTGTCAGCAAGAGAGACTTATTATCATTAAATTCAAAACCAACCTTAATGAGTAAGGCAAAATAATAATAGCGTCTTGGATAGGGCAAACTTTCTATAGTATATATAGGATTTGCCTTTAATACGTCCACACCAGCAGCAGAGCTATCAAGTGATGTAACGGTCACGATAGGCCATCTCATAATAATCACCTATTTATTAGGACTATCAATTATGTTACAATGTTATTACGCATTTTTAGCCGCACGTTGTTCTTTAACACGTTTGCGGTATTCTTCAATCTTATCAGAAACAACAGCTTGTGCGATATCAGCCGCCTCGTCAATGTCACAACCGACATCTTTACCAAACAGCCAATCACAGGCTTTATCCACACCAATATTAGCATATCCCAAAATCTTATCTTCAAACAAACTTGCATAAGTAGCAATACTCGTACCACCAGCAAGATTGTAAATAAGATAACGGTATAGATTTACAACATCACGGTCGGCCATCTGTTTAAAAAGTTCTTTATCAGAAATCATAGCAAGCACCTCACTTATTCTTCTCTAACTCTTCAATACGCTTACGAACAACGTCATCATTCATTAACGCTTGTATTCTTTGCATATTCTGAGCTTCTTGCTGCTTTGCTTGGTCTCTGACACCACGGAAAGACGCTAACAACCTCTCGAAAGCTACACGACCATCTTGTGTCTGCATAACCTGTGGACGTACTAGAGCCTCCATAGTTGCCTGAATCTTTTTGTCACATTCAGCCATGCACTGTTTAAATTCAGGATTTTCTAATATACTTGCCTGAACTACGTTAGAACACTGATTAAACTCTGTAATAAAATCATTATAAGGGTCAGACTGTTCTGGCTGTTGTGGTTGCTGTACTTGAGGCATCATATTTGGGTCATAACCAGTTCTACGAACCTGTTGTACATACTCCCACTGTTCTGGCGACATATTTCTTTGATATTGATTCTGATATTGATTTTGTGTTCCTCCTACATCTACTGGCATAACATTCTGTGGAGAACGCATACCTCCAATAAGAGGACTTGGATTTGTGAAGTTCATAAATCTTCACCCGCTTGTAAAAAAATAAGTAAAAATGTATATAATGTTATTCTGTGGAATACTTGTCCCACAATAAAGATTAATTAGAACTTAATCAGAAAGTAAGTCCACCGTTGCAACCACAACCAGTATTAGTGTAAGCAGGGCCATTTGCATAAGCAGTGCCGCTTACAAAATAAGGATTGCAGTAATTCGCTGCACAAGCAGTAGTTGTAAACTGATAGGTAGGAACAGATACAATTGCCTGAGAAGTATTAGTGTAAGGGTCAGCAAGGTCAGAAGGAGAGAGATAATGCTTTGCCTTGATAAAGTCGCAAGTGGCAGAATCAACATAAGCCTTCATAAACTTATCCATCCACTGCATCTTCTCATCAACACAAGTAAACTGCTTGTCGTTCATCTTCTGCTGCCATTCACTATTTAGTGCAGCAATTTCAAAGTTCTTAGCGATAGAAACCTCGTCGCTTGCAACACGTTGGCTTAGTTCGCACAGAGCGCTATTTGTATTCATTAGATTCTGATACATAATATTAGTATCGGCTAGTTGATTCTGATAGAACTCTTTTTCGGTAACATAACAGGTATTGTTATTGCCACCGCCAAATAGACCACCTAGAAGTCCACCACCGTTGGGAGAGCCACCACTACCACCATTAGCACCTAGTTGACCAGCCAATGCTGTGCCTCCGAGTACAGTACCAATAATTCCTAAAGCAGTAGTCCCAGTAGAAGCAACCTTTTTACCATCAATTTCCATAAAAACACCACCAAGATAGTATATCTTGTTATGATGTAGATTATGTTTAATATTTATATAAAATGCGGGAACGCAATATAGGCGTTAATTACGACCTTTCGGAAAACCGCTATTTGTTTAAATGTATTATTTTAAATTATTCAATATTAAAATTCTTTGTGCCATCATCATAAGAAAAATTATTAATAGTTAGATTTCCATCTTTAAATACAGCACTTGTAGATGGAGTATTTAGAACTTCTTCAAGCATTTCTCTAAATTCTTCTTCCGTTGCAACACCCAACTTGCTGTCTACATATTCAATAGAAGCATAATCGTCCAAGTCTACTTCCGCAGACGGATAATGGTATTTCCCGAATACACCAGCGACTTTTACATCAGTAGCGTTTTCTACTTGAAATTTAACACGATAACATCCGGCAATATGAACAAAATAATTTCCAGCAGAAGTAATATTTGGAGAAGCTTTCATTGTCTCTTCATTTAATACCTGTAACTGAAAATATTCACCAGAGCGAGGATTAATTTGTCCAAAAACTGTTATTGTACAATCTTTATCAACTTGGAGGCTTAGTGAAGAACTTAGCCCACAATATAGAGATTCGCCGTGATAACTATTAGCGATATCATCAAAGTGAAAAATCTCGACTTTCTCAGACATCACATTACCTCCAATTCTATAATTTTAATAGTTAAAACCAAAATACATCCGCAAAAGACCGTAGTACATCATTAAGATGAATTGGCTTGTCAATCGTAGTATGATAAGAACCGTACTTCTTTACAAACTCATCAACTAGCTTGCAATACTCGTCGTACTTTTTAAACACTTCGTCGTAAGCCTTTTGAACCTTGTCGGCATCAGCCTTGCGCTCAGCCTTCTTCTTAGCTTCTTCATCATTCTTTTGAACTAGAGCCTTTTCAGCTTTTTCTAGCTCTTCCTGTGATTCAAATAGCTTATGACATACATCAGAATAAAAACGCATAATAGAAAATCCTCTTTTTCTTTTAAATTTAACAGAGAATCCTATTTCTCTGTTGTTGGGTGCAGAACTTCGATTTGAACGAAGAATCTCTTGGGTATGAGCCAAGCGCCGTACCTGATTGGGCTATTCTGCGACATATAAGCATACTTTAATCGGTATGCCAGCGATATTCATTTTAGCAAACCATGTCCAGCAGTATCCGGTAGAATACATACAAGTGTGCAATATTCTAAGCGTTGCACCCGCTAATAATTTAAGAAATAGTTTGCACGGCAGAGTTACCGCTTTTTTAATTCCCCACTTATTGGTAGTGGCTCACCATTGGATAATTTTAAGTCGATTCCGTGACTTTTTACATGAGTTTAAAGTCTCCATACCGACTAAACATAAAACTCCACTCTTCTGTTTCTAGGTGGTGGATTACCCGCTTATAACGGTTCGCACTTAATATTGGTGGCGAAACACCAGTGTATCAATCTTTGGTTAAATCACTTTACGGCTTCCTTGAGAGCCTTGGAGGGCTTAAAGGAAACTTTCTTGTGAGCAGGGACGGTCATCATCTCGCCAGTCTGTAGATTACGAGCGGTGCGTTCTGCAACATCAGTCAGAGAAACAGTGACATCCATAATCTTAAAGGACTCACCATCCTTTAGTGCTTCTAGCAGAACAGGTTCGGCAGCGGCTAGAAATGCCTTAATATCCTTCTGAGTATAATCGGTATTGTCAGCAATCATCTTAACAATAGTAGAACTAGTCATAATATTTACTCCTTTAAATTCCTGTGGCTTATAGCCACTTATATAATATAAATTTAATATAGCATTTAAGCTATATTTTTCTTACTTTCAATTAGATTCTTCTTCTCAGCCTTTTCATTAACAGCGGCTTGTAGTTCTGCAACGTGCTTTGCACATTCGCAATCACTGTCCTGAGAATGAGTGGCGTGTAGATACTCAAGAGCATTCTGAGGTTTAATACCAGCGTTTTGTAGCGCCATCAGTTGACCAGCCACAAAACTCATCGACTTAATACCTTTGTTAAATTCTTCTGCATCAAATTCAGAATCAATAACATTCTCTAGGTTGAATCCAATAACAGGGTCTACAATATCACCCATGTCATCGTCATCTTCGCAACAGTGACAACCATCACAATCATCAATATCTTCGTCGTCGAAACGACCCTCATCAGCCAGCTTATAGAATAGTTGAACTAGTTGTTCCTTAGACATATCTTCCACGGCAATGGTTTCGGTCATTTCAATATCTTTAGTATTCTTAGTATTATTCAAATACTTATCCCTTTCAATCCCTTGGGCGAGAGTTTATCCTCGCTTGCTCAAAGCACCTTATCTACGATTCCTAATTCGACAGCTTCATCAGGATAAAAGAACATATCCCGTTTATGGTCTATCCACTCTTTTAACTTTTCATCAGGAACATGGGTATATTTCTTAATAATATCAAACACTTGTTTTTGACACTTTCTTAGGTCTTCCATAGATTCCTCTAGGTCTTTTACCTTGCCGCCCATCATCGTGGAAATGTCATGCAACATAAATTGTGCATGACGATAAGAATAACGATTAGAACCAGTGATAAAGATAATAAAACCCATACTAGCGGCAGTACCAATAGCAGTTGTGTTGATAGTGTATCCCATGTCTTTCATCTGTTCAATAAGAGAAACTAGAATGAGACCATCCCATACAGACCCGCCCGGAGTATTTAGAAGGATATCAATAGGTTTTGGATTCTTCTCTACTCCCTCTTCTCTATCCAAGTCCATAAGTGTATATAGATAATAGATAGCTTCTGTGATAGACTCATTCGTAATTTCTTGATTAATCAGAATCTTACGCTGATAAATTGCTAGATTTTTCTTGATGGAGTTATTGCCAGATAGTAGAATCTGCTGCTCTACCATTTCTCCATCATTACGAATTGGAGTTTTATAATTCATTCTACAATTCCTCCAATCGTATTAGTATTCCTTTTTGCGATTTAGAAATGCAAGAATCTTACGGTCTTCAACAATATAATAGTCTTTCTGTGAACTATGCTTCTTACGGTTAGTGACAGTATAATTACGCTCACTACCTTCTTTGATTAGACCAACTTTGCGTAGCGCTTCCATATCAGAGCGAGAAATCTTAATCATTATTTTCCTTTTAATTCACTTGGGCGGTTGTTTAATTCCGCTTGCTCATAAATAAAAAACAGACCAGCGAAATACTGGTCTGCAAATAGTAACTTTCTATGTTTCCCTATTCATTATAAGAATTTGCATAAAAAGTCTGAAAAGTGGCTTCATTCCTAGATTTTTTGAAAATTACTCGGTCGTTGTTTTGAGATTATTGCGTTTCTTATTGTATTTTACATTCTTCTCTAGGTACTTTTCTTTTGCACACTTTTCACAATAATCAACATGAAATGAAGTGACTGGGACTAATTTACCGCAGTTCTTGCAAATAGCAAATTTTCCCTCTCCGACATAGTTCCAATAATAATTCATTATATTGTGCTTATCAATAATTGTAATAACTGGTTCGGATGTATGGTGACAATTTAACAAAGGATGTACAATCTGTATCTTGTTTTCGCCTTTAAAATTAGAATACTTAGTAAATCCATTTTCTTCCAACTCATGCAAGCAATCGTACATTGTATTAGAATCTACCCTCTTAATACAAAGCCTATTAATGTCCGTTACGGATGCTTCAAATAATTCTTGACCAGAGGCTTTTTGAATATACATAAGGGCAAACAAAATTTTACGTTCAATTTTTCTTTTAATCGTTCTTATAACATCCATCTCTTCTTTATAAAAATATACAGGATTGTTTTCAATAATCTGAGCAGAATCCCATATATTCATAATATCAGACAGAAATTGCTTCTTAAATTCTTCGTTAATCTTACCATTTATGTTTTTGAAAAATACAAAGAGTTTTTGCTCTGCTTCTTCTTTTGTAAAACCGTTTGTTTTATAATATCTTAGAAGAAGAGTCCCATCCTGATAGATGTTATCTGAAAACTTTTGTTTTTCCTCAAGCTCTTCTGCACGTTCATATTCATTAAACGTCATTCTGAACCTCCTTCAAAACAAACTTCTTTCCAAAAAAATCTTGACCATCATCCGATTCTTCAAGTTCATAATGGCATTTGGAGTTTTTCTTTACGTTATTTAGAATTACATCTGGATAAACCTGCCAGAGCAAAACCCTATCTACAGAAGGGAGTTGATTGTAATACACATAAATCATATAATCAACAAGCTCTTCTTCGTTAGATAAAACTTCTTCAAGAATTTCTTTGAAATTGTTAAACAGCTCATCAAAATATGAACTTCTATTTTCTTTGGCTGCGTCAGAAAAGAAATTATAATCCCTGTCGTAACAATAAGACTTTGTGTAAACTGCATAACTTGTTTTGAAATCTGTAATGATAGTTTTAATTTTCTTGCAAATGGCTGGCTTAAACTCTCTGTTTCTATCTGACATTAGACAAGAATAATCAAAATATTTTTCCGTCTTGTTCTTACTAAATTCAAAATCTTCAATATATTTGGCAAGATTGTTCATCGCACAATTAGAATTAAATAGTGGCATATATTTATAATAATCACGGATAAATTTCTTTTCTTGTTCTGTTTTATCTTCTTTACCTTGAAGTTCTGGAAGCTTCATTCCAAACTTCATCCTACAAAGATTTTTATATCTTTTCTTATAAGATTTTAATTCTCTCATTTTCTGTGGGTAAACGTATCCAAAGAAATAAGTCTTCTTATCACAGCAAATACTATTCTCGAACTTGATTTTTTCGTTTTGTTTTTGAGCTTCTTGTTTCTGTTCTTCGGTCATATTATCAGTAATTGAAATGTATTTCTGACGATGAGACCAATTTTTGTTGGGCGGGCTGTACACGCAGCCCTTGGCATGGTCAATTGCCGTTCCCTGATAAAAACGCAGCATTCTAATACGTTTTTCTATCTCTGCATATTCTTTGGAATTTTTATCAAATAATTCTTTTAGAGCATAAAGATTACTTGCGAGATTTGTAATCCCTCCAATTGGACTATCAAAACTCTTTACATCAAAAGAGCCTAAGTTATCAAAATTAATTTTTTGTGATTTAACTTTTTGTTTTTCATAAGTAATAATTGGGAGAGTTGGGTCAATCGAATCTACCAGATATTTATTATCTGAGGTCATTGCAATATCTCCGTCAAAATCCGCATCGGATTGGCTAATAATCGTTAAATCCCAAATACTGTAAATGTTACCACACTGAATATATCTAAACCAATCCCTACATTTATCATCACAGTAAACATTGAGCAATTGATTCTCAGCAGGAGCAACAAGAGGACTACGTTGTGTACTTATGACTTTCGCTTCTTTATCTACCCAACGCTTTGAATACATACATTTGGCAGGAAGTAAACCACGAACTTCCATTCCGAATGCGTGTTCACACATAGCATATAAATCTGGAATCAAAAAGTCATAAGACCCCTCGACATAAATCTTTCCGATTTTTGCTTGGTCAACCTTTGTTTGAATTAGTTTCTTTACTTTTTTGCTAACATAATCATCATTCAATATATCAATATTGTAAAGAAGGCATTTTGCAAAAGAAGAATCCACCTTTCTTTCAAGTTGTTCTACTGTATTCCCTTCATGATAACCAATCATCATAAGATAAGTGTATAAGGGGTCACAAGTCATTGTTTTATTTAACCAATTAACAGTAGGTTCCGCAATCTTCTGAATAGAATCCTTTGTGAAATTGTTACTTTGCAAATACTGATAATTAAGAGTTGTCACAAATTGACTTTCTGGCTTGTTTACTCGCGCAATACCAAAAACATGACCGTATCTCTTGAAGTAACTTAGATACATCTGAAAATTAGGGTATCTATTCCACAGTTTAAATTGACTTTTTGTTGCTATAACATCAATGTCGTCAATATTATATGTTACTCCATAGATGTCTACAATTGTGTCTTTATGGGCAACCTCATGAGCAAAACGTCTAAAGTCAAAGCAATTTGCAACGCCTTTAAACCATGCGGCTCGAACAATAAAGCTTGATGGTAAATAATCCAGACCTAAGTCTTGTTGCCATCTCTCAGCCATTTCGGGACAAACCATACCAGCTCCGTCAAAAGCGTTCATCGTAAAATCAATTTTCTCGGCTCTGATATCGTCTTCACCTTTTTCATTTTTGAAAATCCAATCAACAACTTGGTCTTTTAAAGGATATTCATAATCGTCAATAACACAGATTCTTGGTGTTTTAACAACTTTAGTAGCAGAAGTAGACAGCGCAAGATAAGCTCCAAATTTAGCAAGATTAATCTTGCCTATACTTTTTGCGTCAAGACCACAAAGCATAATATTGAGTAACTGGTCATAAATTTCTGCATTTACAAAGTTAGCAGAGTTCTTTCTTAACTGACCAGCACCAGCACATAAACGCTTATATTTTGTTACATACTCTGTATCATTCACTTTAAATTTAACAGAGAATCCAGTCTTGCATAGCTGCTTATAATCCTTCTGCGTAGTATCAGTTCTAACTGTCACAAGGTCTGGAACAAATAGTAGTTCGTTGATTTCATTCTGAATCTTTGTAATTTCTCTTACGTTCTTCTTAGAACTCTTGTCTTGCTTTAAAATATTGCGCCTATCATAAAGAGTTTGAACCTTTTCTTTATCAAAAGGTTTATCCTTAATCTGACGAATAAATCTTAGTAGTTGATTATCACCAAGAGCAACCACCCAGCCAGCATTCTTCGCTGTTTTAAAGTCTGTTTCAACGCAACCATTTTTTGCAATTTGTTCATAAATATCAGACGTGTTTAATTTCAAAGTATAGAATAGGTCAATTTTTGACAAACTTACACCTTACCCTTTCTTGGTTTGTAATTAACGCAGTCTTCATATTTTGTAATACGATGCCCATCATACCAGCACGAGAAAATAGACTCCCTATGTTTGACACCATAAGCATCAAAATATTCATCTAAAATCTTACTGGCTTCTGCTGGGAAATACCTACAAGTAGCATCGCAACGATGGCACTTACTCATTCGCAGGCCCCCTTTCTTTTAAGTATTTTATCAAATTTAACAGAAAAAGTCAAGGTTTTTGTTACTTTGTAATCAAATTGTAATCAATTATAGTCTTGCAATTTAACAAGAATTATGATATAATACTATAGAATGGGCGGATTCATTCTTAAATCAACCGAACTTAATAATGAAAATAATATAAATATAATATTTTTAGTATATATAATATATTATAATTTAAAATATAAATATATTTAATATTATTAATATATAATATTAAATAATTATTATAATATTTATTAGTTATATTATTATATATTATAAATAATAATATATAATAATATATATTTATATTTAATTATTTATATTATATTTATAAACATAATATTTAGTTAATATATATATATATATATATATATATATTATAATGATAATATATAATACATAATTCATCTTAAATTTAGTAGAAACGTATAAAGATTACAAAATTATTACACTCACATAAAGTATATTGACAAATATTTTTTCTTGAGTATAATATTATATAGAATAACAGATGATGGGTAAGTATATACAATAGTTACAAAACTATTACAAGTGTAATTTACATATTGACAAAATCATTCTGTTTTGATATAATACTTGTAGAAGGTCAGAAAGGAAGTCGGGAGCCTAACTGATTTTCTTCGAGTATTTATTTCTTGTTAAATTGAAAGGAGCTGGTGCTATTGTCGTTTGATAGTCGTTTGTTTTACTCAGTAGAATTTTCAGACAAGGGCCGTGAACTGAATGAAGATATTTCTCAGGAAGCGTATCGGCTAAGTAAAATTCTAAGTGAGCTTCCAAAGGGTAAGAGTAAGCAACTTGCATTTGAAAAGCTCAAAGAATGTACTATGTGGGCGAATGTTGCACTAGCTCAACAAGAATTAAAAGAAGATTAATTATCTGTTAAATTTTAGAAAGGCTGGTTGCATGAATGTAATTAAGCGTGATGGTCGTGAAGACAAGTTCCAAAAAGGAAAGATAACGCTTGCAATTCAAAAAGCAAGCGACGAGGTAGAAAAAAGCGGTGGGGAAGCGATGCCGCAGATTGCAATTCAGACAATCGCCACAGAAGTATATAATAATTTTAAAGCACAAGATTGCGCCGTATCTGTCGAAAATATTCAAGATGCAATTGAATCACTTCTGATGCAACGCGGTTATTATGATGTCGCAAAAACGTATATTCGTTATCGTTATGAGCGCCAGCTTGCTAGAAACGGTAATACGACTGATGGTAAAATTTTGTCTATTGTTGATGGCGTAAATGAAGATGTAATTCAAGAAAACAGTAACAAGAATCCTAAAATTGCAGCTACGCAACGTGATTATATTGCTGGTGAAGTAAGCCGTGATATTGTAAATCGTCTGATTCTTCCAAAAGACATTCGTGAAGCACATGAGCAAGGCTTGATTCATTTTCATGACTCTGACTATGCGATTCAACGGATGCACAACTGTTTTAAGGGCAACACGCGTTTTGTAACGGATGATGGCGTAAAAGAATTTAGAGATTTTAATGATGGTGAAACTGTTAAGGTTATTGGCTCTGATGGCGAATGGCATATTGCTACCGTAAAAAAGTACGGAAAACAAAAAATGCAAGATGTTATGATTCAGTCCGGTCGTTCAATTAAGCACGTCCTCTGTACCTCCAATCACAGATGGTTATTAAATGACGGAAGTGTAACGACGAATTTAAAAGAAGGAATGGTTCTCGCGTCTCTACCTGAATTGTCTAAATATGAAATGAAGTCAAAAGAAGACTACCAAGCATGGGCTATTGGTTTTGCGATTGGAGACGGCGTTGATAAGAAATCCGGGTATACAACAGTTCGCTTATGTGGAGAAAAATCAGTATATGTAGATTACTTTGTAAGGGCTGGTTACACTGTCACATATCCAGAATCTTATCATGGAGATGCCTACGCTTTGTGTAAGAACGCTTTTAAGCAAGACTTCTTGAACGCCAAAGCATGGCGCTTCCTAAATGGAAAAAGAAAGCAATTTCTTTTTGATGGTTTTTATGCGGCAGATGGAGCTGTTGATACCAATAGAGTCTCTACCGTTGATGACCGAGTTGCAGAAATGATTCGTGATATTTCCTCTATCGCGGGATTTTATATTGCAAGCGAATCCGAAACTGTCCATGACACAAACTTTAAGAAAAACGCTAGACTAATTAACTTCCGGTTCAGAAAATATCAAAATACAAACAATTTATGGGTCGTAAAGAAAATTACGCCTTATCGTCCAGAGATTGAATATGATGCTTGGTGCGTCGAAGAGCCAGAAACACATTCCTTTACTCTTGACGGCGGCGTTATAACTGGAAACTGTTGCCTAATTAATCTGGAAGATATGCTCCAAAATGGTACTGTGATTAACGGTACTCTAATTGAGAAGCCTCATAGTTTTGCAACTGCTTGCAATATTGCGACTCAGGTGATGGCACAGGTTGCGAGCAATCAGTATGGAGGCCAGAGCGAATCATTAGCTCATCTTGTTCCGTTTATTGACGTTAGCAGAAAGAAAATCAGAAAGCAAGTAATGGAAGAAGTTGCTCTGTTAAATTCAAATGCTACGGATGAACAGATTAATGAGATTACAGAAGGTCGTCTAAAAGAAGAAATTAAACGCGGAGTCCAGACAATTCAGTATCAAATTAATACTTTGATGACGACTAATGGGCAGACACCATTTGTATCTATTTTCCTTTATCTAAATGAAGTAAATGATGGCAGAGAAAAAGACGACTTCGCAATGCTCATTGAAGAGGTTCTAAAGCAAAGAATTGAAGGAACTAAAAATGAACAGGGGGTATGGATTACTCCTGCATTCCCAAAGATTCTTTATGTACTAGAAGAAGATAATATCCATGAGGGAGATAAGTATTATTATCTAACAGAGCTTGCCGCTAAATGTACAGCAAAGCGTATGGTTCCAGATTATATTTCAGAAAAGAAAATGCTGGAATATAAGGGTGATTGCTTCCCCTGTATGGGGTGTCGCTCGTTCCTAACTCCTGACCGCACGACAGAGAATTTAGCGAATGCTAATAACTGGGTTAAGGGAAAGAAGTATTACGGACGTTTTAATCAAGGCGTTGTTACTATTAATCTTGCAGATGTCGGTTTAAGTGCAAACAAAGATTTTAATAAGTTCTGGAAGATTTTTGACGAACGTCTTGAGTTGTGTCACAGGGCGCTACAGATTCGCCATAATAGACTTCTTGGTACTCTATCAGATGTATCTCCAATTCATTGGCAACATGGAGGTCTTGCTCGTCTAAAGAAAGGAGAGAAGATTGATAAGCTCCTGTATGACGGTTATTCAACCATTAGTCTAGGATATGCTGGTCTCTACGAATGCGTTCTTGCTATGACTGGCAAGAGTCATACAAGTGATGAAGCAAAACCGTTCGCACTTGAAATCATGCAATACATGAATGATAAGTGTAATGAATGGAAAGCCTCTGAAAACATTGATTATAGTTTGTATGGCTCCCCAATCGAATCCACTACATACAAGTTTGCCAAGTGCCTAAAGAGGCGTTTCGGTGTTATTCCGGGTATTACAGATAGAAATTATATTACAAACTCTTATCATGTTGTTGTAACCGAAAAGATTGATGCCTTTACAAAATTGAAATTTGAAAGCGAATTTCAGAAACTATCTCCGGGTGGTGCCATAAGTTATATAGAAATACCTAACTTGAATAATAATGTCGAGGCTGTTCTCTCTGTAATCAAGTTTATTTATGACAACATTATGTATGCAGAACTAAATACCAAATGTGATTACTGTCAGGTCTGTGGTTATGACGGAGAAATCCAAATCGTAAAAGATGATGATGGTAAGCTAGTTTGGGAATGTCCAAATTGTAAAAATCGTGATAAATCAAAAATGAACATCGTGCGTAGAACTTGTGGTTATCTTGGTACTAATGACTGGAATCAAGGTCGCACACAAGAGATTAAAGAGCGAGTTGTTCATCTAGGAGTCCAGTAATGAATTATGCTAAGATAACAAAATACGACATTGCAAATGGAGAGGGAGTAAGAGTTGTTCTCTGGGTAAGTGGTTGTGACCATTGTTGTGATGAATGTCAAAATCCTGAAACTTGGGACAGCAATTACGGGAGCAAGTTTACTGACGACACAGTAAATGAAATTCTCAGTTATCTAAACCACGATTATATTTCTGGTCTTACTCTTAGTGGTGGAGACCCACTAAAGAAAGAGAATATTCCAGAACTTACTCGCCTTGTTAAATTAGTAAAAGAAAAGTTCCCTCAAAAAGATATTTGGTGTTGGACTGGATATGAGTATGAGGAAGTAATGAATAGAAGTGATACTCAAGAGATTGTTAAATATATTGATGTCTTAGTAGATGGGGAATATATTAAATCTCAGCATGATATTACTCTAAAATGGCGTGGGAGTAGAAATCAAAGAGTAATTGATTTAAAAGAGACACTAAGAGACGGTTTAGTTAAGTTATATTGTGAATAATTAATTTCAAGTAAGGGATTGGGTGGGTCGGCATTATGGTGATATATGAAAATTAGTAGCATGAGTGAGTTTCAGGATAAGTGCCGTGTAGAATATATTCTTTGGAATTATAAATTTGGCGATGTAAAGATTGCGTTTAATGACACTTTTGTTGTATGGTCTTGTAAAACTCTCCAAAACTGGAAGTGTATCGTTAGCAATAAAGTAGATAATACTCTCGCAGAATACACATTTAACGGAGATAAAGGTGAGCTATACGAGGATGTTTATAAGAAACTAAGCAATCGTTGCATTACGGAGTAAAGAATAATATGGCTTACAAAGCACTTGATGTCGCAGAATATATTATTTGGTACGAGAATACCCAAGGACGTTTAACCAACAATCTTCGTCTTGCAAAACAAATGTATTTTTTACAGGTGACATTTCTTGCAAACAAGAAAAAACCATGCTATAATGAAAAGTTGCTTGCTTGGGATTTTGGCCCAGTCGTTGAAGAGGTTTATCACGAATATTTCTATTATGGCTGTGGGGTGATTCCACCAGATAAATTCAAAAATAAGATTAATAATCGGAAAGACGAACAACTTATGAATGATATGCTTGATTATTTGTCCAAATATTCTACAAGTGCTTTAGCACAAATTGTCACCAAACAAGACCCTTGGAAAAACGCTTATCATAGCACTTGGAATATAGACCATGAAATTAGTCATAAGTCAATCGTAGATTACTATTGCCGTTATGGAGGTTAAATATGAAGACACTTTATCTTGATGTCGAATTTAATACGGATGAGCATTATGATTGGAGTCTTGTTCCTGCTGGAACAAAATGTTCATACGAAAAGTTTGAGTGGCATGGTTGCGAAGAGACTTATACTACTGGCAAACTAAAAGACGACACTTCTTGGATTATTGATTGGTACAAAAAAGTTATTGAGTTGTTTATGGATAATGTTACAGGGGCAGAAGCAAATATTGTCCAAGATGTGCTTAATAATGTTTTAAATAAAAACTGGAATGAGAGTTTTGATGTAAGAAACTACGATGGTCATGGAGATATTCATATTAAATTTTACATCGACAATCACCTTGAAAAACAGCCTTTTACTCTTTATGTAACGCCTGAACAAAAAAATGTTCTTGACATTATGCTCTACCAAGTAGACGATTTTGAGAACAAAAAAGACGAAGAAATTAAAGATGGGGTAACTGATATTATTGTATCCCTTTGTAAGAAATATCTTAATGATGAATATGAGAAGGAGATTAGTTCTTTATGAAGACACTGAGCCTTGAATTTTCATTTAAATCTGATTATTGTGGTGTATGGGTTATTGCACCACTAGGAACAAAAGTAGATGGGTGCGGTAATTATAGTTTTGAACAAAAGATAGATTGTTATGACCAAAGAAGCATAAATAATACGATTAATAATTTTAAAACTATTCTTCAAGGGTTTTATGACAACGTAACTAGTGGTAGCTACTTTGATTTTATTCGAGAAGACCTAAAGAAAGCTATTAACTCTGATTGGTCAGATGATTTCTGCGTTAGGGATAATCATAGCGGTTCAGAGTTTCTTGTTAAATTTATTTTTGATGCTACACCAGAGCGTACTCCGTACACATTTTTCTTAACAGAAGAACAAATGGACGATATTTATTCTCTTGAATATACTATTCCAGATTACAGCCATAAGAGCGAGAAGCAACTTAAAGAAGCTCTTATAGAAAGATTAATCAATGCTTATTACAATCAAATAAATGACAAATTCAATCAGCGTAAAGATAATTCTTATGATAAGCAAGACTTAACTGATGCTCTTGATGAGTTGTATTCACATCAAGATGGCGCAGCTTATGATACGTTACAACAATTTGTTGATGATTATTTTGATGGATATATTTAATTGAGGTGAAGATATGTGATTTATAACTTTGATACAGTTCCAGAAAATATAACCGTTTATGGTTTTGCATATAAATTTTTTAATCATGATACTAATAGATTATTTACGGCAGTTCCAACAAAGGGTATTGTAAAGAATCATAAATTTTATTCTGACAAAGGTGGCTTTGACCCAGATAATCAATTTTATAGTTCAGAGCCAGATAGTACCCCTGCATATATTTTTAAGTATGCTGATACTATTCAAGAAGCCACAGTCGCATATAATGATTTGGTCTGTGATAGAATGGAATGGCTTGGTGATTTATTAAAACAATCGAGCGACGATTTATATTTAGAATTTTAAGAGGTTAAATATGATTAAAATTCTTTCTTCTCGTGGCACAGGACGCAGTTATCAAATAGCGAGATATGCAATCTCTAACAATTGCAATATTCTTGTTAATTCTTATCGTCAAATTAATCACATGAGAACTATTCTCAAAGATATTCTCTCAACTGACGGTTTTATTATTATTGATGAATCCCAGTCTAGCACTGGATATTGTTGTTATTTTAGACGTAGGTATGAGTCTGATACTAAGATTGTTAGAATTTACACCATCCATGATGCTCTACAACGCAGGGGATATGCAGAGGGAGAAAATATTGTAATTGATGACGTAGATTTTGCATTAAAGCAGATATTTAACGCTTATAATCTAAAAGGAATTACTATGGAGGTTGGGGAATAAAATGAGCATTATTAAAAATCCAACTTGGACAGATGAGGAACATATTGAGTTTGCCAATATTATTAAGTCAAATGGTGGCTATTGTCCATGTTCTCTGATTAAGAATGAAGACACGAAGTGTATGTGTAAGGAATTTAGAGAGCAAGAAAGTGGTGAATGTCACTGTGGAAGGTTCGTCAAAAAGTGATATAATTTATTCCAACAGACAACTTGATTTAAAACAAGAAAACGTAATTCATCAATATATGACCATGCTCTATGATGAGCATGGTTTCTCTGTTAAACAACCAACAAAAGAACAAGATATCTCTGGTATTGATGTTATATTAAATAGATATAACAAAGAATATCTTGTTGATGAAAAGGCGGCTATAAAATATTTAACAAGAGATTTGAATACGTTTAGTTTTGAATTATATAAAGCCGGGTATCGTAATAGCGTCGGATGGTTTGTTGATAAGAATAAATTGACGACATATTATAATATAATTTACCCGAAATCTTTTACTAATGATATTTATAATTTAGATAGCATAGAAGCATTTCTGTTAAACTCAAAAGAATTGCAAGAGGCAGTTTTTCCAGAGATACAAAAACACAAAATACATTTCGATAATATAGAAGAATTTATGTTAAATCAATCAAGTTATAAAGGACGAAGATACTTTGTTATCAATCAATATATGAAATTAGTATATAGCGAGTGTATCAGACCAGAGAAGCCAATTAATATAGTGATTAACAAGCAATATTTAAGAGATATCGCTTGTGATATATTTTATAAGGATTTTAGAAAGAAGTAATTATGGAGAATGCAAAAGAATTAATTGAGTTTTGTTCTGAGCGCAGCGATTATGACTTATGCGAATATGCAATCGAACATAAGTGTAATATTTATGTCCCATCTGAAAAAGATGTTCGAGTATGTTTTAAGATTCTAAAAGAAATTTGTGATAAGTCGAACGGTAAATATAAATATATAGAAGCCATAGATAAAGGCAATGCGTATTACGGTGGATATGTTTGCATAGAAATAGAAGGCGAACGGTTCCCATACACACCGCGTATTTGGTATGCGAAGACACTTGCTGAACCAAAAAATTCTTTTAGTTATTTCATGCAGGAACCAGTAGTTATTCTAAATATTAATAAATTTATTAGAGATGCTTTTGTCTTTTTGATGTGTCAAGAAGTAATCGCATACAGTATTGAATCATAATATAGTAACTCATAGGTATAATTAAAGACCGTAGTTAATTCTACGGTCTTATTTTTATGTTTTAATAAGTGATATCATTTTAATATTATAATAGTATGTCGATGATATTAAAACTTGGTAGTCGATGTTTAATAGCGAACAATAATCTTATCTGCATCAGTCCCCTATACTTTTCTCCAACGTCTCCCTGAAATCTACTCT